GGTTTGGGGTTTAGCGAGGGTTGGAGTGGCATTTCCCGCATCGCGGCAATCCTTGTCGGGGTCGATGAGGTCGGTGGGGCGCTTGTCTGCTTTGCGCTTGCGTTCCCTGGCGTCAACGGCGCGCTTGCCCTTCTCCGAATCGCTGAGAGCAACAGAGCAGGTGTGAGGTTCGGCACCGTGACAGTGACGGCATTTGAGCTGCATTTCCCGCATGAATTGAGAGTAGCGAAAATATTTATCGATTGCAACGTGTGTATCTGTTGACAGATTATCGTCTGTGTGTGATGATTGTCCTGGTTGGCGAGTATAGCGAGCGCACTGAATTAGTGTCCGCTCAGGTCGATTAACTCCGTAACCGTCAAGAGGGAACGCCATGAATCGCAAAGATGCAGATCGGCAAGAGTCTCTGACCGCAATCCGCGAATTGTTGAACGTAGGTGACACCGTTTTCACGAAGTTGGATTCGGTCTCGCGTACCGGCATGAGCCGCAACATTACTCCGCTCGTCATCCGCGACGGCGAGCCGCGCTATCTGGGCTACCACGTCGGGCGCATCCTGCAACACAAAACCGACGATCACTCGGTCAGGATGCAGGGCTGCGGAATGGATATGGGCTTTGAAATGGTTTATCTGCTTGGGCGCTATCTGTTTCCCGAGGGCTTCGGCGAACGTTGCCGCGATAAGGGCTGCACCTTTCGCCCAGCGACGAAGCAGGATGCCGCGCTCGCTACCGACCATCACTTTCGAGGGCGCAATGGTGATACTTGCGGCTGGGATAACGACGGCGGATACGCGCTGAATCATCGCTGGATTTAGCGTTCCCAACGCCGCCGCGGGCGCCTGCGGACTAGCCGGGAAGCGCGGTACTTCCCGGCCGTCACGAACGAGGAGAACGGCAACCATGAATAAGGAGTCGTTATGTTGATTCGCGTATTCGAGATACCGAAACCGACCGGTACATTTCACTTTGGCGGGGGTGAACCGCAGACCTTTGTCGAAGTCGATTGGTTTCGCGACGATCCCAATCCGATGATGTCGCCAGACTGGGGCTTCGATACACCCGAAGGCTGCAAGAACATCGAGACTGAGATTCGCGGAAAACACTATTACAGACCCGACCGCGCCTACTTGGTACTGCACCCGCTGCACCCGTTCACGATCAACTACGACCCGGACAAAATGCGATGACGAAATCCATGAACAGAGGCCGCGAAATCAACTGCACGCTAGATTGTGCATAACGCATCGGGAGGGCGAGGGAAATGGAGTATCGAGCAGAGTGCATGGTGTGTGAGTACCGGGGAAAGTGGCGCGCCAGTCGCGACGAGGCCATTGAGGACAAAAATCGTCACAAGCGAGAGACTATTCACGCGACCATAATCAGGGAAAAGTTGAGCGACGCACGCTAACCGCATCATCAAGCGAGGACCGCACCCCATTGAAACGCACGAGGAGGGACTGACTGTGGCTGAATATGTTCACTTGATAGGCTCGGAACAAGTCGGCAATGCTTCGCGCACGATGGTAGAGGCCGCCGACCGGATGCAAAGCGCGGCCAATTCAATCCACGAAACATTGTTTCATCATCAGCGGTTTCTAACCGAGTGGATCGAGCGATTCGAGCAGGCTGTTGAAAAGCTCGCCGAATGTGCCAAGTGAAGGAGTGACCCCAATGCCCCCGACAATCATTCTTACAACTCGAGATGGCGACTTGTTCTACCTAGATCGCCCTGAATTTCCATCGCCTAGACTTATCCGCTGGCGTGGGACTTTCTGGGTTTTTGAATGTAACTATCGCGGACACGACAGGTACGTCCAAGCGGAGGTCTACAATGCCGACTGACCAGACCTGCCGCAACTGCGCCTTCGCGGCGTGGACCAAAACCGCGAAAAACCGCCGAACTGGAGAAGGACTTTGCAGCGCTGAACCAATTATCAAGATTCCTAAGTCCAAAGAGCATGGCACTATCACGGGCAGCGTCAGGGGATGGCTGCGGTGGTCCGCGCCATACACCGACTGCGAGTTCTGGGAGGCGCTACCGAAATGAAAATCTGGCTCGCTAAAGCACTGACCTTCGTTCTCCTCGTCGCCGCCGTCATCTCGCTATTTGAAAGCCCGTTGGGGCGGACAATTGGATGGGGCTTCTCGGCTTGGGTGCTGCGCGAGTGGATCGATGAGCAAGAGGCGCTACCGCCAAAGGAGTCGAAATCCTGAGCAGTCGCCGCGCGAGTAGAACAGCGCGATGGTGCGCCGCCTCATAGACCGAGGACGCCTTGCTTTCTGTGCGTGGTTTCATCGCCCCATCCATCAAACTCGTAAATATCGCGCCGGTTGAATAGATCGATACGCGGCGCCGGACTGATTGAGCGCACGAGACGATAGAACACATCTGGTTTGCGGCTATGCTCTCCTGCTTTGACGACGGCCTCGAAGTGGGTTGGCTTGTAGCGTTCGAGCGGAAATACACATTTCTCGAAGTAGCCGAAAAGGCAATGCTGCGTCGTGTTCGCGAACCAAGCGCCAAGACCAGATGGCTTCACCCACGTTATCGTGGTCAGATAGGTAAATCCCCACGCTTTCATAATCGCAAACGAGTCTGAGAGCATCCGGTTGGTGGTCCAGAGCCACAAATGCGCGTCTGATTCGGCCAAAGATGCGACCGGAAGCGCCGCGATATCCTGCAGGCTCATCGTATCGTACGGGAGCGCCGTTGCTCGATTCTCGCGGCGCCGAAAGGAACCCGTCAATTCATGCGGCCATGGCGGATCGGCCACGATGCAGCGATATTTACCTTCGGGCAGACTCATGCTCCGCGCTCCTGCTGCTCCCGCGCCTCGTTCAGCCCCACGCTGTCCACCTGCTTCGCGAACGCGGGCTGCTGCCCCATCCGCTCCTTGATGCGCTTATAGCCGTGCAAGACGGTGGTGTGATCGTGGTTGAAGAACCGGCCGAGTTCCGGAAACGACAGCGTGGTCCGCTCTCGCGCGAGGTAAAACGCGATCTGCCGCGCCATCGCGAGATGCAGAATCCGCGAGTGGCCGACGAGGCTCCGCGGGTTGACCCGGTAGACCTTCGCGACGGCTTTCAATATCCGGCGGCATTCCTCGTGGTCGGCGATCTTTTTCGCGATCGCGGCGTCGGCCTTTTCGCGGCAGTGTTTGCAGTGACTACACGGCATCTAAAGCAACCTCCCCTGAATCTGTCTCTCGTCCCTAAACTCCCACTGCCAGCCGTCAAGCTGGCGCGTCAACTTTTCGATCGTCTCCATCCGCACGGCCTCGTCCGCCGGATTCGCGAGCCGGCCGAGCTTGTAAAGGCCCGCGATGGAGTCCTGGATGGCCTTGACGTGCGCGAAGTCGATGGGCGTCTCTCACTTGAGCGGCGGCGCCGGCTCAACCTTTTTCCCGAAGCGCGGAGCCAGTTCATCGAGTAAATCCCGAATGCAGAGCGGGCAACCACACTCCATCCCCGAGACGATCGCTTTCCATTGGTCGAGCAACTGGGCGTCGGAAAGCGTAGTAAGTAATTTTTTGTTCACGGCTTTACCTCCAACGGCGGCGCGGCCTCAATCTCTCCGTTCGGGTCGGGCATCGCGCGTATCCGCTCCATCATCGCGGCCCACGCTGCGCGCTCAGTTACCGTGAGGGGCGGATGCCGGCACGCGTCGCACTTGGGGCCGAACATCGCGAAGACGGTGGGCGGGATGGGGGATTGGCAGGTGGTGCAGGTCATGGCTTCGCTCCTCAGAACGGCAAGGAATGCGCCAATTGGGAGCATCCTTTTTTCCATTCTTGCCATTCGTCGAAGTTCATAACGAGTATTTCCCAGACGGCATGAATCACCGCCTGACCGTTTGAGTCTTCGACATACTCGTGAGTCACTTCCCAAATTAAATCCCGCTTCTTCCGGTTGCACGGCCGGCACGCGACGCGCAGGTTCTCCCATTCGTCGCCGCCACCTCGCGAGCGCGGAACGAAGTGATCGATTTCAAAATCGTCCTCGCTTAAAGTCGTAAGACAGTAGTGACACTTCGGGCCTTCAGTTCTGAAAAACTTCCATCTAATCTCGGTATTCATTGTATTCCACCTTCATTCCATGTCATTCCAATATAGTCAATTTTACGAACCCCTTCTCTCCCTAGGAGTATTCCAACCATTCCACGTATTCCACGTTACAGGCGCGTGCGTATAAGAGAGCTGAGCGCGCCAGAATGACTGGAAAAATGGTTTTGGTCAGTGTGCGGAACCTGAGTATATAAAGAAAGAAGAAGAAACGGGGATACATGGAATGCTTGGTATTACTACGTTTTTTCACGGTTCAAGTACCCTCATTCCGGGCGTCATCGGCCATTTCGAGGGTTTTTTCCTGTTCCGTCTTGAGTCGGAGCCCCTCGATATGTCGGGGCTTACCCATTTGTCGGCCGAATTTTAAATCAGGCAAATAGGCCCGGAGGTCGCGAAAAAATACTGGCATCGCGAGCGCGTGATTCTTCAAATCCTCGCACCATTTTAAGTATCGCTTATACAAATCGACCTTATGAATTGAGCCAGACTTAATACACTCATCGCTGATAAACTCGGCAATCGGGTTCGCGATGCTGGTCATATGCTCGGCCATTTCGATCGACTCTTCGGGTTGAATGAAGTGGCCGCGTTCTTCGAGTCGCATCCAACCCTCGATCGCCCAATTGAGGATTCCGGGCAGCTCGCGCGCCAAACGCGGGTAAAGATCGTAGTCCTCTTTTCCGAGAAACGAGCGCTGAGTTTTTAGAAGAATGAATCGCGAGGGAAGCGCGCCGGAAGGGTCTTTGAATTTTGGAAGCTCGTTCGTGAGAAGTAGGAAGTGGATGCGAAGCTGACCGCCCCAAGCTGATTGGTGCTTGCGCGTGACGGTGATCCCGTCCTCGCCGGAGATTGCGAGGAGACGCTCGGAAAGCATAGCGGCCGACACCGAATTGTCGAGCCGCACGTCGGACATGATCGCGAGAGATTTGCCGATGAGCGGTTCGAGACCGAACTGATAGCCGAAGTCGGCCATCGCCGGGCGCCCAATGGTATCGCGGCCGAGGAGCGCTTCGATGACGCGGCCGATCGTTCCCTTGCCGGAGCGCGGTGGTCCCACGATACCGAAAAGTTTCTGCTGCTTCATGTCGGCAGTGAGTAGGTAGCCGAAAATTTCCTGAAGGGTATCGCGCGATTGCTGATCGGACCAAACGACACTGAGAAATTTCAGCCATTCGGGGCATTCGGCGTCGGCATCGTAGGACGTGCGGATCGAATTGAAGCAGAACCATCGCGGGCTCGGTGGCGTGAGCTGGCCCGACGAAACCGCGACGATACCATTCTCAACCGCGATCCTGATCGTCTCGTCTGGCTGCTCGCCTATCCATGTCGGTGGCGTTACTTCGGTCATCGGCAGATTGATGGTCGATTTCAGCATGTCGAGCGTGTTGACGGTGTGCCAGGTATTCGGCGCGATGATGCGATTACCTTGAGTCAGCGTTATCTCATCCGTAATGAACTGTCCGAGCGCCGCGCGCTGATCCTGATTAGTGCGCTCGATGTAATGCGTACCCGTCCAGGTCCAGAAAATATCGTCCCAATGGTGTAGTGTTCGGCCCTCTGGCGTTTCAGCCTTCGCCTTCACGTAAGCCTTCGCGATGAGGTGCGGCGCCTTCGCGTCGATAATCGGCTTCTCGACTTGCTTTTGGTCAAGGGGGCGCGCGGCCGCGAGCAGCGCCGGCCACTCCGCGAACCGCCCAGCGACATGGAGGTCAGCCGGGTCTTTGATGCCAGATGGCATCGTGACTGCGAGGATTTGACCCTTCCAGCCGATTTCGCGAGCGCGCTGTGCAACGCGACCAGGAAAGGCCGAACCGGCGCTATCGGGCTCCTGGACGACGAAAATGCGCGCGCGGTCGGCGAGGTGTTGCGATTCGAGACATTTGACGTTCGTGGCGCCAGGGAGGCCGAGCGCGGGCACGCGATTGAACCAGAGCGCCCAACAATCGGTTTCGCCCTCAACGATGGTCAGGTCGGGCGCGCCAGGCCATTCCTTGAGCATCCAGAGGCCGTAGGGAACGAGTTTCGAGCCCTTGGGCCACGCTGACCCATCCTTGGCCTTGAGCGCCCAGCGCTTGCGGACAGCGACCTGATTCTCGTCCTGGTCGAAGTAGCCAATGCCGACGTAAGAACCATCGGGCGCGTCGTCGCAGCCATGGTCGCGTAGCCATTCGATCTGAATTTTCTTCGCGGTCGCGAGGTCGGACAGAGTAGCGAGGCGGCGGGCTGGCGAAGCCGCCGTCGTTTGGGGCTTGGGGGCAAAGAGATCAGCGACCTTTTTCCCAACCGCCCCGCAAATCTGCTCGACGCTACAGCCTGCGAAGCATTTTAGCAGAACGCGATCGTCAGAACCTACGCTGGCTGAAAGACTAGGAGTTTTATCCGGATGCGCAGGACAGAGTGCCGTGAACTGTGTGTCGTCTGACCAATGTACCCGTTGGAAAAGCGTCGCCCATTCGCTCAGGTCCATCCTGCCCCTCACTTCGTCGCTCGCCAGAGCAACCCGCACAGATTATGCCTATGTCATCTTTTCGTCAAACTTGATTTCGCCCCGCTCGACGTACTCCGCGCACTTATACAGCAGCTTCCGCACGAGTGCCGCCGCGAGCAGCCGGTTGCCCGCGTAGTGAACGTGAATGTTGGGGTAGCGCAACTCCCAGGAGTGCAGTGAGCCGATGACGCTGTGCGGGCTCATCTGCGAGTGCGGGGCGCCGAGGAGCACTTGTTCGAGCGAGCCCTCGATGACGATGCCGAAGTACCAGAGCTTCGACGCGCGCACGATCTCGCGCTCAAAGCGTTCGCGACCCTTGCCTACGGTTCCATAGAGATCCGAGACACTCTTTCTTTCAATGCAGATGATCCGCTCCAGGCCCTCCGCGCTATAGTCCCCCGTTTCGAGAGTTGCCAACCGACGCGGCGCGTCGTCGAAGTCGAGCGGGCGTTGCTCGCGGGAATCTACGAGGATGACGGGCGGCTCGCGCTTCACTTTGGAATAAATAGCCCGCGCCATGGATATGATTTTTCTGCGCGAAGCGGGTAGTTGCCACATAACGACCGCCAGGCGCCCCACAGTCTCCAACGAATTTCAGTCCAGTCGATTTTCATTGCAGCAACCTCGCCAATTTTGTCCACCGCATCACGTCCCTATGTCGCGCAGCCATCGCGTCGAGCGCGCTGCGCGTGCCCACCAGCACGCAACCCTTCCGAGCGCGCGACACCGCCGTATAGAGCCATTGCGCCGCCGGCACCATCGCGCCCATCTCTTCGTGAACGGGGATGACCACCCACGGCGCTTCCGAACCTTGAAACTTGTGAACCGTCAGCGCATACGCGAGGTCGAGATGAAACTCCTCGCGGTCCTCTTCAACCTCGCGCTTCGGTGTGTCGAACTCCACCATCAGCGACGCGCCCTCGACTTCACGAACCGTCCCGATGTCGCCGTTCATAATATCGAGCTGGTAGTTGTTCGATAGCTGTATCACGCGGTCGCCCGGATAGAACGCCGGCCACACCGTCATCACGGCATCGGGATTCAGCTTCTCACGGAGCGCGAGGTTGAGCGACTTCGCGGACAACTCGCCGCGATCACGCAGCGCCGTAAGTACCATGATGTCCTTCACGGGGTCGAGACCGTACTTCGCAGGTAGGCGCTTCGTCACGAGGTCCACGATGAGCGCCTTGGCCTTCGCGGCATCCCGCTCCTCCGCGAAAAAGAAGTCCGCGGCCGCGCTGTTGTCTACGAAAACGCGCTTTTCGTAGCGAATTGCCTTACAATTCTTCGCGATGAGCAGTGCAGGGTCTTGTCGCTTGAGTTCGGTCAGCTCGAAGTTCGGGACGCAATGGCCGGTGTGCGCCGCATTTGCTCGCGTCAAGTCGCGCAGCACGGCACCAGGTCCAACCGCAGGCAACTGGAACGGGTCTCCCACCAGAATCAGCCGCGCATCCGGCCCGAGCGCCTCGCACAAGTCCGCCATCAGCCGGATGTCTATCATCGACGCCTCGTCCACGATTACCACGTCGTGAGGCAGCGGATGCGTCCGGTTGTACTGAAACGAGAAGCCGGCCGAGTGCGCGCACTTCTCGCTCTCGAAATTCGGCCTCAAAAGCCGATGTATGGTCTGCGCGGGTCGTCCCGAAAGTTCTTCAATGCGCTTCGCTGCCTTGCCAGTCGGCGCGCAGAGCGCCACGTCCAGCTCCCCCAAACCATTAAGTAGAGTCCTAATAGTGTGAGTCTTGCCCACCCCGGGGCCGCCAAGCAGTACAAACACAGGGAAGTAACGAATCGCATCGACTGCCTCCTTTTGGTCGTTCGCGAGGCCGGCTGTGTCGAACTCCGGCAGCGGCTCGCGCTCGCGCATCATACCTTTCAACACCATCGCGACCGCGCGCTCGGCCCGCGCCGTCGCCACGCGCTGCACGAAATCATCATCCAACTCGATTAGCGTCTCGTCGAACTCGACCTCGCGCGGCAGGCGCATCCCAATTGCTTCGCCCATCCGCTTCGCGAACTCGTTCACCGGCAGTCCGGTATGACCTTCCTGCTCAGCGTTCGCGAGAACGTAGCCCGCCGCTGCGTTGAGGCGCGCGGGCGCATCCTTCGCGATGCCGATGGCGAGCGCTGCCGCGTCCGCCTTCAGGAACCCCACGCCGTGAAGCTCCTGAAGCTGGTAGGGGTCGGCGCGCAGCTCCGGGTCGTCGAGGAGCTTGGGCCAGCGCTTCGCCGCGCGGGCGCACAACGCCGGACCCCAGCCCTCGACCGACGAGAGCGCTTTAGAAGGGAAGCTTGGACGAACTTTCCCCTGATTCTGTAGAACTAGCCGATCCATCGCCGCTCACCTTTTCCTTCTTGTGAACCTTGCTCAGCCGCATCGCGGTCTCGCTATCCATCAACTCGAAGCCCGCGAACGCGATGCGCGAGTTCACATTCACGTTCTTCTGGTCGTAAGTCTTGCAAGTGTCGCAGACACACGAGCCGCGATGGAAGGTGTACTTCGATTCCTTCACGGTGCCCTGCTTGGTCTGCGCGACCTCGTGCCGATCTACCTCGACGTTCCAATAGCTTCCGTCTAAGTCCTCCGGCTCCATCTCGATTTCGTTCTGCGTGTCGAGGCCGATGCGCGACGCGAGCACCTTGATGCGCTTGAGCCCACCCGACGAGAAGGTCAACTGGTCGAACAACTCGCGTCCAGCGAATGGTCCATCGAGAATTTCCAGTCGGATTTTCCACTGGATGTCCTGATTCGAGGAACGATAGAACACCTTGTTGCCGTCGCCGTCGAGCATCGGATTCTTCTGCTCGTCAACTTGATAGGCGTCAACGTGAAGTCGGCACGGGTACTTGCCGAGAGGAATCGTTCCGCCTTGGCCGGCATCCGGTACGTCTTTGAATGACACTTTTACACCCATCTTACTTACCTCGCTTTTCGAGCCGCGCGACCGCTGCCGCCGCTTGCTCCTCAGTTAAGTCATCCAGCTTCGCGACGCCCGCTTGTCCGCAGATGACCGTGATGCGCGCGCTCGGCAGGTTCATCTCCTTAAGCTTGGTTTTCGCGGACTTGGGGCGACCGCGCTTTTTCTCCTCTTCGGCGATTTTCGCGTTTTCGGGCATTGCTGCTGCGACTTGTTCCTTGACAGTTTTGTAAGGTGGCTGAGCCGGGGCCGGAGTCGAACCGGCAGACCGGCTGCTCTCCGACTCAGCCTGGGCGCCCGCAGCGGACTCGTTTAGTTCTTCGGGCGGCGTCGCGCCCACCACCTCGCCCGTTTCCTCATCCACCGCCACCACCACCGCCTCTTCCGGCTCCTCCGCCACCACCGGCGCCGACGCCGCCCCGCTCGCACCCGCGAACTCCTGCGCTTCCTCGTCCGTGATTCCCGTCAGCCCCAACGTGAAACGCGCGCACTGGTTGAACGCCTTGATCCCCAGCATGTGACGCGGCTTGTCCTTCCACACCTGGTTGCTCGACACGTTCCACTCGCTGAACAATGCCGTGTACTCGCCCGCATGCTTCCGGTCCTTGCGGAAAATCTTGCACGTCACACTAAACAGCTTGTCGTTAACGTAGCTGTCGTCAAACGAGCACCCATCATATTGCGGATGCTCGTTCGCCTTGCGAATCCAGCCGTCGATTTCGACGCCGATTTGCATCTTGCCGCCCTGCATGAAGGCATAGACTTCCTTCATAAAGGGATTGAGCTTGCGCTCGCGGCACACCGTCAGGAACATCACGAGCTGCGCGTCACTCGCGGCCCCGCCGGGAAAGCATTGCGCCTTGACGGTTTTGATTAGCTCGCCCGGCGTCACGCGATAAAGCGACGCGAGGTCTTTGGTTAAGTCCGCCTGCTCGACCACTGTTAGTTCATTTGCCATTGGTTGCTTGCTCCTTCGCGAGCCGCACGCCGTACTCGAACAGCATTTCCGCAAAAGCGGCCGCGTGGTCGTTCGGCGCGTCCGGCTCATCCTTTCCATCCTCGTAGACTTCGACGTGGCAGCAATCAGACACTTCCGCGCTCCACTGCTCGCGCGGCCCTTGGCTGAATCCGTGGGACTCTTCCCAGTAGACGGTCTCCACGTCGCACGGCTGGTCACATTTCTCACATCGCTTCATTCTGTTTTCTCCCGATGCGCGAAATTTAGCGCGTCGCGATTTTCTTGTCAAGCAAACCGCTTATCCGCTTGACAGATATTTCGAAAACGCATACAAATTATTTTCCATGAAGAACCGCTACAACGATTGCACGACCTGTGGAGGCACTGGCAAGGTGCCGTGCGGCGAGGTGTTGCGACAACTTCGCGTAGGATTGGGAATGAGCGCAAAGCAAATGGCGAAGCGCCTCGGCGTCAGCGATCAGTACATTTCGGACATTGAACTCAACAAACGCCGCGCGACACCCGAAATTCGGCGCGGCTACGGAGAATTGTAAATGGCAACCCCGAAAGAAGGCTACCGCGTCAAGGACGGCACGAAAGTCCCTGGCACCACCACGATCATCGGTCGCTTCAAGGAGTCCGGCGCGCTCATTCAATGGGCGTGGAAGCGCGGTAAGGACTTCCCCAACGAGCCGCTTTACGAGTCGCGCGACGCGGCGGGCGATGTCGGCACCCAGATTCACGAGATGATCGAGGCGTGCGTGCGCAACCAGCCGCTGCCCGACATGCCCGCTGGAATGAAGCGGGAGCACGCGGATCAGGCCAACTCCGGCTTCGCGGCCTTCACGCGATGGGCGGAGGGGATGCACCTCGAAATCGCGCCAGTCGAGGTTCCGCTGGTCTGCGAGTGCCACCGTTTTGGCGGGACGCCCGACGCCATCGCGGTCGAGAAAGATGACACGCTCTCGCTTCTCGACTGGAAGTCATCGAAATCGTTCTACTTCGACAACCTCATCCAGCTCGCAGCCTATCAGCATCTTTGGAATGTCAACCGACCCGACCAGCCGATTACCGGCAATATTCACGTCGTGCGGTTCGGCAAGGACGGCGCGGACTTCGAGCATCGCTCGTTTCCGCTCGCGCATCCGAAGCTCGCGAAGGCGTTCCGCATGTTCGAGCTGTATCGCGAGGCGTATGACCTCGACAAATTCCTAACTGGCAAAAACTAAAAGGAGACCCCAATGTCCACAGAAATCACCGAAGCCGAATACTCTGAACGCGAACTGGAGCCCGAAGAGCCCGAGGAAGTCGCCACCCTCCCCGCGCTCAACGGCCTCGCCACCGACCTCGCTCCGCTTCTCGCGGAAGCGTCCACTACCGGCTGGCAGCTCCCGCTCGACCTGGGCGTCAAGGAATGGCGCGAGAAGGCGTCGTTTGTCGGCGTGCTCGGCGAAGCGCGCCACTTCTACATTGGCGATCTGATGATCAGCGGGCGCGCCAAGGTGAAGGAGCGGCGCTACGAAGTGATGGAGGCGCTCGGTATCTCGCGCGAGCTGGCCGACCGCTGCGAGTGGGTGTGTACCGCCATCCCTGCGCAGTATCGGGCGCGGCGTCCGGCGACATTCCAGCACCACGTTACCGTCGCGGGCATCAAAGAGCACTGTCTCGTTCATAATGCCGGCTTCGAGACGGGATGCAACGATTGCGAGTGCGCGCGACTGGACGCCATCGCGTTCTGGCTCGGCAAGGTCGTTCGCGCGAAGGGCAGCATGACGGTGCTGGAACTGAAGACGGAGATTCAGGAGAAGTACGCGCCACGTGATGCCGCGCCGAAGGCCAAGCCCAAGCAGGAACGCAAGAAGCGGAAGGCCGAGCCGGGCGAGAGCGTAGACCTCGACGAAGCGGAGCCGGAGCCCGAGCCGGAGATTTGGGACCCCGCGCGCCTCGAATCCGCGGCGAAAGCCTGCCGCGACCAGATGCAGAAGAACCTCAAGCCACGCCTCGCCAATTTGGTAACAAAGAAGGGACGGCCCGACCGGCGCCGGATTGAGGCCGCGATGAATGCGGCCGAGGACGTGAGGCGGGCGGTGAGGGAACTGATTCAGGCGGGTGGAGAGGCGCTGGATAGTCTAGGCGCGCTCGCGAAGTAGCCATGTATGCCTCCGACATAATGACCGTTGGCGAACTCGCCGACTATCTTAAATGCCATTCTTCCACGATCTATAGGATGCTCAAGCGGCGCGAGATACCGGGCGCGTTCAGAGTGGGCACGGACTGGCGCTTCCGGCGCGATGCGATTGTCGAGTGGACGAAGAAGATGGGGGCGGAGAAGCGCGATGACCTATAACGAAATGGCGCTCTTGCAGATAGGCGATCGGGTGAAGTTAAGTCCGCAAGGTCGAGCGCAATTCGACAACTTTAAGGGTCGCACGGCCATCGTGCGTGGCTTCGGCAGAAAGAGACCAAGCATCAGAGTTCAATGGGAACGGAATAAGAGCATCATCGAAATGCACCACCAATTTCTGCAAAGGGACGATCCGCATGAGACGAAATAACATCTATCCAATCCACGAGAGAATGAAAGTCCCTCGAAGTATGGTCGCCCCATGCGAGCGGCTCGGCTTCATCAACCGCGCCAAGGAGATCGTCGCCTGTTTGATCGTCCTCGCGAGCGCCGTGGCATGCGCGCTGGCGATGGGCATCTACTGACGCGAAAGAAATACCATGCCCTTAACCGAACGAGACAGACTATTTACTATTCGCGGAATTTCTATCGCTGCGGGACTCTTCAAAAAGGCCGGTCGCGAAGATGAGTATAACGCCTTGATGGAATACTGCGAATCCGCCGCGGAGGGATGGGGCTTGAAGCCAAGCGATTCTGAATCGGATGAGTTTTTAGAACTCGTGCGCGACATTAACTTGGCAACAGCCAAGTTGGTGCGCACCTGACGCGCGGGCGGCTGTTCAACTACGGGAACTGAGAAGGAGCAACATATGAAAACATTAGCAATCCTCACCCTAACCCTCGCCCTCGCAACCACCGCGATGGCGCAGACGCCGCCAACATCCGTTTCGGAAATGAGCAAAGCCTTCGATTCGTGCGTTGCTCGCTGCGATTCGTGTGGTTGGAACACCATTAGGTTCAGCCTAGATGAAAAACCGCCGTGCGTGTGCGGAACTGGCCAAAGACGTTACAAGTTGGTCGAGCCGCCGGCCAACGGCTGCCATTCGGGCGTACCAGCGGAGGCGCAAAAGACCATGCCAGGGATGCCGCTATCCACCGACAAGGCGACGAGGCTACGAGGCGAATGAAGCTAATAACATTTCTAGTTGGGATGGTACTCTTAGGGGTCTGCCTCTACGGCGTCCTAGGCTTCGTCGTGTATCACTTTGTTCTCAAATATTGGTGAAAAGGGAGCGAGGCGAATGAGCGACCTACTCGACACGTTGACCAAGTTGGGAGAAGCGGCGACCAAAGGGCCGTGGACTCTCAGCGACCACGACAACGAAATCTGGTCTCCGGAGATCCTGCACGTAATTGTGAAGGCATATAACCACGGAAGAGCAGCCGGTATCGACAAACACGAGGACGCCGCCTACATCGTCGCCCTTGCAAACGCTGCACCGACACTCATCGCGCTCGCGAAGTTGGCGGAGGAGGCGCATGGCTTGTTCGCGGTGGGCGACCGAGACGCTAAAGCGTATCTCGTTGCGGTCAAGAAATGGTTTGACGACTACGCCGCCGCACAGGAGAAGAAGCCATGAGCAAACCTATCGACATCGAGGGGCTGATTGCTCAGAAGTTCTATGTCCTATTTGACGGCCCACCCTCCCACGAGAGCGGTAGATTCGTCGAAGTCGAAAATGAATCGCGTGCATCAATTTCACTTAATGCAGGTTCTTGGCACAAACGCGACGATAACTATTGGACTCTCGGTCCTTTCGTTACTTGGTCCGACTATGAACTTCTTCGTAACGCCCTCGCCCAGCTCCGCGACCAGCGCGACGAGGCTATCAAGGAACGGGATGAATTTCAGCGTAAGTATCATGAGGCGATGCTCATCCTGACGAGATGGGAGAACCTCGATAGCGCCGAAGCGGTAGGGCGCATGATTGAAGCTGAGAAGCGTGCCGACGCCGCCGAGGAAGTCTCCGCGCAGTTGCGGGAGGCGCTGGAATACTATCGCGACGGTATCGAGTGGACGAATACAGGTGCGGGCGCTGTGCAAATGGCACCCGATGATGGCTCGCGGGCAGAAGGAGCTCTTGCCGCCACGCCAACGGGCAGAACCGCAACGCTGGAAGCCCTACTGCGTGACGCAACGGAACTATTCAAACCAACCGGCTTTACTTTTGTTCGCCTAGCCGAACAGGAGTGGTACGACAAGGCTCGCGCCGCCCTCGACCGCAAATGACCAAGGAGAAGCAAATGTCCATTCATAGTTGCGAACGGGAACTGGGAAACGCGAAGTTCGTTATTGGCGGCGATCGACACGACGTAAGGCATCAAGCGAGTGTTCCCGCTGGTACGAAATGGAAATGCTCATGCGATCGCCAATGGATTCACGATTGCGACGAAGCCGGAGGATGCGCGTGGTATCCGCTGAAAGGAGAAGCAAATGGACCTGCGTAAACGAATCGAGAGGCTGTGTACCGAACTAGAACAAGCAACGAGAGAGGTTCATGCACATCAGGCACCACATGAGTATTGCATCTTTGTGGAAACCGCGAAGGAAGCGCGCAAATGGTTAGCTGACGTCGCTCCCGATGACACCCACGCGCGCCTCGCTGCGGCGGAACAGATGCGTACACAGATTGAAAACCTCCACGAGTTCTACTTTAAGGCAGCGGGTTACGACGCTCCCTACGCGCCCTATCACAGAGGGGTAGCCGCGGCTCTCAAGGAAGTTCTGGACGCCTATCGCCAGCGTTTCCCGAAGCCCGACGCTGGTGAGAAAGAGCTTCCGCATCTGAAAGGTTACAAAGCATGGTCCGATCCCCATACTGGCGAGACACTTTATGCGTCCGACGCTGGTAAGGCGAAGCCGAAATATGTATGTGAATGCCCGTTCAGCATGACCATAAGTTATCGTCATAAGGCAGATTGCATCGTAAACCAAGAACATTGGCCTCAGCCGCCCGCCGAAACCGACGCTGGTGAGGCGACGGCGCGGTGCGAGTGCGGTCAGATTCGATGCCCTGATTGTCACCATCATCCACACGGAGCCCAGGGATGCGGTTATGGAGCTTGTGAATGTCACCACGAATGTCCACCCGCCGAACCCGCGCCCGATGTGCTGCGGGAGCGCGCCGCGCAAGCCCTTCTCAATGCACGGCACTTTACCATTGAGCGTTCTTATGATGCGCTGGACAAACTCCGCGCCTTATGGCTTGCGGACCTCGCAGCGGCGCGCCTCGGAAGAAAGGATAAATAAATGAGCCATCTGATTCTTTTAGCGCGACATAATCGAGGGCTACCACCTACATTATTAGCCGTCAAATTTGGCGGATTAATCATGCTCCTATTTTTGATCACTTCTAAGTTTTTTTTGCCGTGGCATCATATCGAATTCGCACCAGGACTGTTTGATGATGAGGAATGGATGCTATGGGCTCCGACGCAACAACTGATCTTTGTTTTAGGGGGAGTATGGACTGGCGCGTCTATCGCGTTCTATTACTTTTTGGTGCGCCTCGGAAGAAAGGAGTAGCGGGAGATGGAACAACGTACAATTAAGGGCAAGGTTTATGTCCCCTGCGTGCTTCACGTAGTGGCAAGCGATAGCGATGGGCCGCGTCTTTTCAAGCTTGTGCGTTTTGATGAACGTGTGCATCTCAAAGAGGGCGACGCTTTCTGGATAGTCTACGCACCAGAAGAAATGGCGCGGCGATTAAGCTGACGGCTCACGCTCAGGAGGTGACTGCGGATGGCTGAGTCAAAGTGGATTTATTTCGTTCTCTTGCCTATTCCGCTGGAGCGTAAGACTTCGATTTGGGATGTGCGCACGCGGGAAGGCGAAGCGTCTTTAGGCGAGATTCGCTGGTTCGGGCGCTGGCGATGCTTTGCTTTTTACCCTCGTGCGGACACTCTCTATGAAAAACAATGCCTTCGTGATATCGCCGACTTTTGCGAGGCACAGACAAAGGCTCACCGCACCCTATCCCGCTAGGAGGTCACGATGCCCCGCTTAGGTCTGTTCGTTCCCGCGCTGCTGTTGGCTTGGACCGTAGTACGCGAGTTGTTGGAGGTCTGGGAGCATCGCCCCTCGCGAGGATGCCGCTGCGCCTTAATTGCTTTCGACTGGCATCCCTTCGATTGCCCAATTCATGCGCACCAGCCTACTTCGCCGCCTTCGTCCCGCTAATCGCCGTCGCGCTGGAGGTTGAGATGGCTGATTGGCTACGAGGACACGGGTCACTGATTCATCAGAAAGCAGATCGCTTCCGCCAATTCTTTCATGCCATCGTCTATCTCACGCTCAGGCATTGCGGGATCGTGCGACGGCCAAAAGAACCCCATCACTACGCCCCCCTTGGCGTCCACGATCGCGGGGCCACCATTGAATCCCTCTGGCTCGTATCGCATCGGATGCGGATACAGCTTGCAGATCAGCACGTCACTTCACCGTAGCAGGAGCAGCGGTAGGAGCCGGGCTGGGGACGGCCACCGGGCACATCGCGAGCGCCGGCGCCGGAACCACCACGCTCGGCAATAGCTGCCACGATGTTCCGTTGCTCCAGTCGAACAGCCCGCACACGCCCTGATCGACGGTCCCCACGATACCGAGCTGAATGGCCTGAGACTGCTGGATTGCGCCGGTGCAGTTTCCCACCCAGAAGTTGTATTCGACGAGCGCTTCGGCGTTGCCGGAGGTCTGGCCCTTGGCGCAAGTCGTGATGGCCTGCGCGAGCAGCGCCGGGATGGGCACGATCTGCGATTTGCCGATGAACTTGTCGATGGGGCCGGTGATGTTGCCGCCACCGCCCTGGGAAGCGAAGCAGCCGGCGAACGCGAGGGCCGCGATGGCGAGTGTGATGATGTGTCGTTTCATGGGATCTCCTTAGCTCTGATGGGGCTTGTAGGTTCCGAGGACAGCTTGTTTTTCACGAGCATCACGGCGGGCGATGAGCCACATCTGACACTCTTCGAGTTTCGTGATAGCCAGCGAGGTTTCCCGCGAGGGCAGCACGCCGTTGAGATTCTTGAGATGCTGGACCAGTACCGGCAGCACATCTTCGGCGATGAACAACCCGTTGTGGCCGACCTCGTTGCGCGGACCCTCTTGGAATTTCAGGAAACCGTATTCCCCGAAGTCCAACCGATGCGCGACCTTCGCGTTCTTCTCTCGTACTTCATTCTCGGTGCTCATTTTGGGCACCTCCTTTTGAATTTCAGTTTATGTTTTCACCGGCTCCGCAGGCGCGGGCGTCTTGGTCACTTCCACCTTCTCGCTGGTCACGGAGGTGCCAGGAGCTGTGGGTGAGTCTTGAAACAAACCGCCATGATAGCTGGCTACGGCTGTGAGGCCCGCGAGCAGAGCAGGCCAACTGAATGCGCATGTGTGCGGCTCGCTCGCCATCACGCCCGCGTAGGCGACGCCAAAGGCTACCAGCGTCGCGAGCACCTGCATTACGATTTGAGTCATGGCCCCCTCCCGCTGCCGTTGACAATAACCGACTCCCTTGCTACATGAAAGAGCGTTATCGGCCCCCAAATTCAAGCAAACGCCTTACACGTGGCCTCCCCGGGTGTAGGGCGTTTCGCTGTCTAGGGCATCAGATAACGATCATCTTTAGGCACTTCGTCCGCGAATTCCGGCATCAATTCCACGCCGTTCTGCGGTGCCCATAGGCAAAAACTCCCATCGGGGGATAGCACGTTCGTTCGATACCACAGTCCGGCTACGCGCTCGTTCTCGAAGCCTGTTTTCTGCGCATTGAGCGCTGGCAGTTCCATCGGTATGGGAGGTTCTGCGCGCACCCAAAATGGTTCAGGCGATTCGGTAGGAGGTAGAAATTTCGCTCGCTGCCACATATTCACTTCCCGCTCCTCACCCGCATGAGAGCCGCCGTGAACTTGTCGAGGTACGCCTGATTCCGCTGTCCCACCCTATAGGCCGCGATTCCCGTCTGATAGCTCTGAACAGCCCCATCGAGGCCGAGCAGAGGAATGAATGCCTTCAGGAACCGCGCGGCGGCCTTAATCTGGCCTGTGGGCACGTCGTCCTCGTCGGCTACCCCATAGGGCGGTCCTTCGGCTCTGTACCACGTATTGATGAAGGGAAGGTGCTGCTGAAGTAGGCCGAACGCCTTGCCCGCATCGTCGCTGCCGAACCGGCAAAGACCGTAGATGCAGTCGGGCGTGAGGGTGTGGCCGAAATGCTCGGTCAGGGCGAGCGCATGAACATAGTCGGCCATGTCGCCCGCGATGGCGGCGAAGGGGATGCTATCGATGGTCTGGTGCATCAGAGGCGTTGACTCACTGTTTTTGTCAAATGCTTTCGGTATCGGCGCATCCGGCAGCGGTCGGAGCCGCAGGTTTGCTGGTGCGGATGGCGCTTGGCGGGCGTGAAGGGCGTCTTGCACTCAGAGCAGCGGCGCTTCATTCGATGTAGCCTCGCTTCGCCCTAATTTCGATCAACTTCTTTTTCCACAGGTCGTCGGCTGGATTCGTAAAAGGTACGGATGATTTCTGTTGCTCGGCATCGCCATAAACGTCAGCAAAGACCCTCGCCACGACCTTCTCTAGTGCCACGTCTATGTCCCCGTCCAAATCACAAAATTCGGTGTAGTTTGTCAGCCCATCGTAGTCCTCATCTTCGGGATAAATCGTGACGACAGGGCATGTAGGTTCCGTGATGCTTCCGCTGATGCTAAAGCACCAGTCCATTTCGGTGAGTTCGTACAAATTGGCGAGTTTCTCGATAATTGGGCCTATCTTCATGCGGACCACGCTACATGAACCGCGCTACATCCACAAGGGACGGCGCTACACGCCCCATCCTCATAGCGCTAACAGCGGGTCTTGGCAAATGGAATCGGCTACTTCCAGAATCGCGCGGCTACTTCCATTATCGCCATCACCGCCCTCGCGAGAGCATCTCCAACCCGGGTTGAACCTTCGCACAATCCCAACAGAAATTATGGCCGTGCGCGGTGATGCGGGCCAGCTTGCCGCAGAGGCAGCACTTCGCGCGATCGATACATTGGCAGAAAGTAGCAGGTCTGTGAGGGATGCTGATTGTGCTTTCTTCGGCCATCAGGTTCCTCCGCCGCGCGTATAGTTGAAGAAATCCCGCAGTTTCTGTTCCACCCTGTCGGGAATCTCGTCAACCTTGTCGTCGAGCCGTTTGAACCGCTCCTGATTCTCCGCGTGCTGGCGATCGCGCATCTCTTCGCGGAGCTTCAGTTCTTTGGCGATTGTGTCGAGGCTCGCGTCATGCTCTGCCTTGTCCCTTTTTCTCGCTTCCTCAATCATCGCTTGTACCGCCGATTTGGTTGGGAACAGCCGCGCGAACAGCCATGCGATGATGGTTCCGAGCGCGGTGACAACCGCTCCGATAATTTCGAGCAGGCCCCAAGTGACCACATCATGCTCTCCTCCTGTGCTCATTACGTTGGCGTCGCCGTCGGCGTCGGAGTCGGTGTCCGCGTGGCCGTGGCGGTCGCGGTCGCGGTCGCGGTGTTGGTAGGCACCGGCGTTCGCGTCGCTGTTTGCGTCACGCATGCGGCGCCCCATTCATACTGCGTGTTCGGCCCAGTGAAGCAAACTGTTTGCGCCAGTAGACTGACGGGAAACATCAGCACGATCATCGTTATGATTACTCGCTTCATTTCTCAGTTTCCCACTAAGGTCAGGTTGCAGGAGATCGGATTCATGGATCCACCCGCCGGGAGCGTTAGCGTCGAGGTGGTCGTACTGGGGAAGGCCGCGAGCGCCGCATTGTAATCGCAGGAACCGCCGATGAGACTTGGAATCTGATTGAACGCTGTCGGGAACGAATACGTCTGTGCTGATCCCGTCTCGTAGTATCCAGTGAAGACGCAATTCGCGATCTTCAGAGTCCCCTGCATCGATTCGCTACAACCCACCGTCCCGCCAGTGCCACTCTGCGATGTCACGGCGGGGACCGAATTGAACATCGTACCGAAAATCGTCGCGGGGTCGATTGCGCCTATTGGGCACCCTTCATTCTCGAAATTATTGACGCCGGCGGGACAAACATTGGTGGTCCCCTGATGGTTATTTAGGTTCAGGTTCCCGCCACCATCCATATACAGCGCATTAGCCTGATCCTGCTGGAAGTTGGACCCCGCACCCGCTACAGAACCGAAAATATTCCCGACACTGGAAGCACCAGCATAACCGAAACCCATACCCGAAATGGTGCCACCGATGATTCCGCTAATCTGTTTGGGAAATCCCGCAATGGGATTGCCGCTCCCAATCAACGTGATGTTGGTCGGATTTTGCGTCACCAAATCGTCGCTGAGAACAAATTCATTGCCGAAGACGAACTGACTCCCGATAGAGGCGTTTGTGATGATCGTCGGGGCCATGCTAATTGAGTTGCCGCCATCGGGCGAGCCTTCAGCCAAGGCCCCCGACAGAAACAGCCGCACATTCGAGCTTTTCCATATGATCGGAAACTGGCCGTTATTATCGCTCGCGCCATTGGCGTTGATCGTCAGCGAGGCGGCACTAGTCGTCGTCGTCGTCGTTTCGCTGCGCGCCAAGCCGTATACGCTTTCGGTATCGTTACCAGAAAACGTGCTTTTGTGGACATAATCTCCCGCGCGCATATCGACCATAAAACCTGGCACGGTTGCGAGATAGCTGCCGGCTGCACCAGCATTGTTTGCAACCGTGGCGCTGCCGCCATTGAAGGCAACCATCGTCTGCGAGCCGCAGCTCAGACTATTGCCAATGATTTTGTTTTCGAGACTGTTGAGATGCAGAATGCCAACCGCGGCGTCGGTGCAGTTGCCGATTGAATTACCGATGACCGTGTTATGATCATTGTTGTTTTCGTTCGCACCTCGACTCGTGAAGATGATGCCGTCCCAGATACTGAATCCAGGGGCGTTAACGTAGCCGCCCCCGATCTGGTTGTTCTCGAAAAGACTGAAACCGGCACTCACCTGGCCGCTGTTCGGATTGATGTGATTCTGCTCAATGCCTGCGAGCGGGAAGGCGTTTGCCGGGCCGCCCCAAAGCGAGAGACCGCTAACGTGAAAGGTGTTGCAGTTGGTGCAGAGAACCTGCGGCAACCCCGCCATCGCCGTCGTCGCGAGAATGTTGGCGCCCTGCGCAGTTGAACCTTCCAGACTTTCACCAGACAGGATATTTCCGCTCGTAGCTGATCCCGCGAGAATGGGCGAGGATTGGATATAAAGCCCATTTGGCGCATAGACGTTTCCGCCGCACAGGGTGTTGGGCTGGCAGGTGTATTGCTGAGCCGCAATAGCAAGGTTGAAGATCGGCGCGTCATCGGGGTAGACGCTGACGCCGCTCACGCTGTTGCTCGCGGCCGCAGAGAGCACGATATTCCTCGTTCCGCCGCCTGATACTATTTTAGCCGAGAGCGCGTTATTGGTCGCACTTGATGGTGGCGTTCCCGCAATCGTCGAACTCGCATTGAGATACGTGGTGCCGTTATCGCGGTAGTCTGCTGTCGTATGATAATTATCCGTGCTGTTCGGGGCCGCTCCGAGAAGACTGTAGCCCGCGCCGCCCGGATTACCGTAAACCACCACCGATTCGGCAATCGAGTCAGGTGTAGTTCCGACGATATTGTAATTGTGAACGTTATCGAGTGGCTTCGCGTTCGTGACGGAGGTCGAGGCGGAGCTAGCGGCGCTCTCGCCGCCGTTGATATTCAGGAAAGCCGTTTTGTAAAGATAGGCTTGGGAACAGGTCGAATCGCATTTAGTCCAAGTCACGCCACCATCTACGACGGTCGATCCATCCGTGCCTTGTGGCCATACAATCGGATACTGGTCTACGATGCCGCCGTTCCCGTTCTGATAGCTGCTCGAACTTGACGAAAAGCTAAAGGAAGTGGCAGGCGATCCGCTGGCCGTGATGGTGTAGGTTCCGTCGAGTGTGCCGTTGTTAGCGAGGCCACTGACGATCGCGGCGCCGTTAGTTAGGTTATAGCATCCCGTTCCTAGGTTGATGATGACCGTCGCCGTACCGCAGGTTGGGCCACCGCTATTCGAGCACGACACGGATTGGAGTTGGCAGTTAATGAGCAAGGAGGTAGTTCCCGCAGCCGTCGGCCAGTACCAGTGCGATCCCGCATTATTCTGGACTGGATGGATGATGAAAGGCGTTGCGCCGGTGTTTAGTTGCGCGGAAGTGATGACCTGATCCGGCACCCAATCTTGCGAAACGGCCGTTACAGTCGGCGCAGGCGAAGGTGCTGCTTCCGTGTTGGTTGGTCCGGCTTGCGGAATCAGGAGCCATTGGCCATTCACGTAGCTGTTGGAGCCCACCGTCAGAGCGGTGCCGGTCACTGAGCCTGTGGTAGTGCTCTGGCTGCCATTGGCGCTCAGAATCCCGAAGTCCGCGACATTTTTCTCGCCACTCCGGGCGCCATTGAAAGGCCCGATGGCGTCGGTGCCGTTGAGCAGTCCCGGGTAGAGCTGGGTGAAGATGGAACTTATTGCCTCCCCGCTGCATACAGGGTCGCCACTGGTGCTTATGCTCACGAGCAGTTGCCCGAACGGACAAACCACCGAATCGAATCCAGCCAGCCCCTCACCGATGAGAATGCCGTGGGCGGTCGGCGCGCTCGTTCCCGTGCCGCCATTGATCGGCAGCACGGGCGTCTGAAGGCAGATCGTTCCAGTGCCGCACGCAATGAGACCTGTGCCCGGCGTGAGCGTGCTGCCGTTGGCGCATCTCGGGGCCTGACCTAGAAACGTGCCGGTGACGTATTGCCCTGACGGACAGGAACCCCACGAGGCGTTGATTTCGTTGACGAAGGCTTGGTCGGCCTGAAAGGTGACTATCTGGCCGAACGCCGATCGCGCTCCCAGCGCCATCAACAAGCCAAGCAGCAGTATTTTCGTTTTCATCCGAAACATTGGTTAGCGCTCGGAGTGTAGTAGGCCGGTCCCCCATGCGGAGGGCAGTAAGGTGTAGGCGCAGGGCTCGGGGTCGCTGTGGGCGTTGCCGTAGCGGTCGGGGCAACGGTCGCGGTGGCTGACGCAGTTGCTGTTGCGGTTGGAGTGGCTGTCGGCGTAGGTGTCGGGGTAGATGCACCACACGATAGTCCCACCGCGAAGTTCCCCGCTCGCCCGAACGCATAGGTGCCGATGCTCATCGGCCATACGATTGGCCCCAAATTCGGGGGAGTCGTGGGAAAATACTGATACGCCATAGCATCGGGATATTCGACCCCGCTGGTCTGACCGATCAGGACGGGACTCCCGTAGGACCAAATCGGAGTTGAAAATGTATTGTCGGTCCCCGTGTATGTCGTGCCAGTGAAGAATACTTCTAGGCCGGGTAGCCACGGAAAGGGATTAGTAATTACGGAACCCTGAGGATAGGACGTGGCGCTTAATCCGCTATCTTCACCGGCGCTCGCGGCAGCTTGTAGCGTGTCGAGCCAAGTCGGCACGCCATAAAACGATTGTTCTTGCCAACTATAATAAGTAGATCCCGCCCCAGTCGTCAGAACCACCGGACTCGTGCTCGAACTGGGGAGCTGATAAGCCAGTAAGAAGCTTGCCCCTTGTGGTGGCGTCTGCTCGCTTTCCGCGGTGGCTGCTACCTCATACCAATTCGAGGGCAACGACTCAAAAGCATACTCGACGGGCGGATAAGGCGTCGCCGATGCCGTAGGAATAGCCAGGTTAACCTGCACCAACGCGAGACTATTCGCCTGACCGCCCGTAAAGCTGATGGTTACGCTAGTTCCCGTGCCTGAATTTGAATTGTATGCGTTTCCATCGTAGCCGCAGATGGCAGTAGGCGTTGCGGTCGGCGTAGCCGTCGGTGTCGGAGTCGGGGTTGGTGTCGCCGTGGGGGTGGGCGTCGCAGTAGCGGTCGGCGTCGGAATCGGCGTCGCGGTCGCTGTGGCGGTTTGCGCCGACGCAACACCGCACCACACCAGCAATATCAGCAATACCCACGCCCCCAGTCGTTTCATGGAGTGACCTGTCCTTGGCTCAGGTAATCTTTCAGGCGACCGAGTAGGATGGCGGGTGCGGTGGGCGAGATTTTTGGCAATCGACGTGGTATCTCACCGACTTTCTGCCCCAATCGAGGATGCGCAAAGATCCGCGGCATTGCCGTTCCCGGATGAAAACTCAGTCCCATATTGAGTCCGGCGTCCACATCTCGCGCGGTCGATGGAGCATTGCGATAAACTTTGTCGAGAAATTTGTTGGTATCGTCCCGGCCAAGCACACGGATCAAATCCTCGCGGAAACCCGCAGAGCCGCGATTGGCCGCGAGTTCCTGCAAGGTGTTCATATTGAGCCGTCCACTCGCATCATAAAGGTCGGGGTCACTGAAAATCCGCGTGAACAGACTGGCCTTCGCATATTCACGCCGGACCTTCAGAAACTTATCCCCAAGACCGGGCTGCTGCTTGTTCAGCGCGCTGCTCAGTTCTTCCGTGAGGTCGTGTGCCTCGCGTCGGGCATCCGCCGCGAGCGCTTTTTGTTGCGCATCGCCTGAATACGCGTAGCCGATACGGTTGAGGTCGCGGATTTTATCCACCATATCGTCGAAGGACGCCTTTACTCTTACGGTCATCGGCGTGCGCCCTGAAGTTTGCACCATCATCGTCCCGATGGGCTTCTTGCCGAGCTGCTTGCTGATCGATTCTTCGAGAGTGCCGAGCTTTTGACCAGCCTTCTCGGTCGCTTCTCCGCCGCGAAACGCCGCATCGAACTTCGGTACGGTACTCACATCGCCAAGCGAGGGAATCAGGTCGCTTACCAAACCGCCGACGTTCTTTACGTCCTTGGCGTTCAGCGCAGTCTTTCCATAGCTCCCCAAAAAATTGATCGCTGGGGCTGCGGCTTCGCCGGTACCTTGTTGTAGCGCACCTTCTTCCGCACCTTTCAGCGCGGAACCGCCAGCGAGCTTCTCGCCTACCGCACTCGTAAGCGCCGTCAGAGCCGTACGACCCAACGGAGCGCCAATTTTGTATGCGAGCGACGCACCTTCTGCCGGCGCGAGCAATTCTCCGCCCGCAATCATGCCGATGTCGCGACCAGCCTGCCCGGGCGTCTGCGGAACGATATTTTCCGCGAGCTTTCTAGCCATCGGGCTGTCCGGTTTCGGGCCTATGGGCAACGGACGACCTTGAAACAACAGACCCGCAGGGCCGCCAGTGAGTAAGTTGCCCACGGCTTGAGTTGCGGGCTTTGCAAAATAACGCTCATACGCCGATCCCTGCTTCGGTGTGTAGGGAACCCATGCGCCGCCGCGAAGTACCAGCTTCGAGCCGTCCTTCTTATTGGTTACAACTTTCTCGCCGTCAATGATTTCCATTATTCATAGTCCGGTGGCGGAGGCGGTTCTTCTCCGGGCGGCGGAGCCTCGGCACCCGGCACCGCGCCAAGAGCCGCACCTCGAAGCGATGAGCTGGCATTGCCCGTCAATTCGTTTGTGAGGTCATCGATGATCTTGCGCGCCTGAGCAATCCCCTGCTTGGCAGATGCCACGGTCGCATTTGGCCCGACGATGTTGTTCATCGCCGCGTCGAATTGCGCCTTGTTGCCGCGCTGAGTGATCGCCCGGATGAAAGCGTCTGCCGCTCCGAGGCGCGCGGCGTTGAAGCGTGCAAGCTTGGTCGGATTGACAACTTCGGTAATCTTGCGACCCAGCATCCCCGACGCGCTGATTACGCCGGGATCGACGGGGAGCGCCCCGTCAATGGTTTTATCCAAATCGTCCAAAGTCACGGCAGCGGTCTGGGCCTGACGCAATTGTTTGATGTCCGTTGTCAGCACGGGGAGCGCCTTGCCGCTGTCGATGTCCGCTTCGGTCGCCCCCGGCAGCAACTTTAAGCTTCCATCGGTCGAAAGCGCGGTCACGCGCGGATTCCATCGAGTAATCGGCAGTTTCGATAGCGCATTAAAGGTTCCGGTCGTGCGCGCTTCGGCGTCAGCCTGCTTCTGCGTGGGCGTTTCAAGTGGCCTCTGATACTTCTGCGCAATCTTGCGCTCTTTTTCGTAGAAGTCGAGTTTCTGTTGCTCGGTCGGTTTCGGCTCTTTAGGCGCGCTATAAGGTTGGAGTCCCGTGACATCCTGTCCCGGCGATTTCCAGACAATTTTGCCGCTTTTATCTACGAATTTTTCCGGCTCATATTCTTTCGGCGCAGGATAGAGCGCTTTCGTAATGTCGAGCGCCTCGCTGGGCTTCTCGCCCGAGCCAATCAGCGAACCCAACACGCTGCCTTCGGGCTCGTCCGGCCCCGCCGCGCCTTCCTTGCTCGGCAACGCCCCCATGATGATCTGTGCCAGCTTTTTTTGCCGCGATTCCTCATTGTTGCGGTCACCCGCATAAAGCCCATTGCTGAGCAGGCCTGCGCTAGCGATGCCGAGAGGGTCGCCGATGTACGAGCTGCCGTTGAGCGAGCGCGCCTTGAGATACGAACTGCCGAGCAGACCCAACACGCCAAGAAGCTCTTCAGCGGTCTGCGTCTTGGGGCCGGGATTGGCGATGCCGCTGATGAGGCTCGAACCGGCATTGCCGATGCCGCCGATCGCCGACGTGCCCGCGCCCTTCAGTTGTTCCAGTGCATCGCCCACGTTACTGCCTCATTGAAGCAATCAACTTTAGCAAATCGGCGAAAGAAGGCTGATCAGTCTTGCCGACGCTCCCGATGGGATTTGTCCCCAAAGGCGGAGCGGCGTTGACCGGCGTGAGACTGCCCTTATTGAGCGGCGGAGGAGTAATCGGCGGCGCCGGAGTAGCTGGTTTGCTGGCCGCACCGAGCAGCGAACTGCCGCCACCCAGTAGGGCGCCCAAACCGGCACCGGCTGCCGTGCCGATGCCTGGCACAATCGACCCGATGGTCGCGCCAGTAGCGGCACCGCTGAGCGCGCCCGTGCCGCCCGCCGCGGCTCCCTGTCCTGAAAGTGCTTCACCCATCTACTTGGTCGGACTCGTCGTGCTGACGCTCGTGGAGTTCGACCCGACGAGGCTGGGGAGCAGACCGAGTGGTTGCTGCTGCACACCGCTGGCGTACTGAAATTGCTGCTCCTGCTGCGCATAGAGTGAATTGGCGATTTGCTGCGCCTCCTGTTGCGGAATGCCTTCGGCCTGAAGCTGCGCGCTTAGCGTGTTGAGGGTCTGATTCTGAAGCCCCTGTCCCGCGCCAAAAAGCTGATTCGCCGCGCCGAGCTGATTGGCCTGCGCGTTTTCGAGATAGGGCGCGAGCATCGAGGTCTGTCCGATAGCCTGTCCTTCGATCGCCGCTCCGCTGTTCCCCTGTCCCTGCAATGCTGCATTGGTCGCGATTTGCGGCGAGGTAATCTGGCCGAATTGCTGAAGTGCCGCCTGACTCGCGGGGTCTTGCCCGGGCGCGCCGCTCGCGTAACTGCCCAGCGTGCCGAGCGCCGTGTTTTCGGCCGCATTCGGCCCCGTGTTGAGGCCCTCGTAATTCGAGATGGTGCCGAGCTGCGAGCCCGTAAGCGGAGCCACGCCCTGCTGCGGCGTCAGGCCGTAAAGCTGCTCAATCGATGGCAAACCGCCCGTCGCTTGAAGCTCCTGTCCAAGCGAGCCTTGTTCGAGCAGCTTCAGATCGGGTTGCAGGAACGCCGGGATGCGCGGTCCCGCGGTACCCTGACTGCTGGTTTGTTGTCCGCCGCCGATAGTGGTCTCTCCTAATTAACGCTCCAACCAATTACCGTGCGCTCGACGACACCCTGAATCCCCTTCATCCGCAAATACCGCACGATTGCGTCCGCATTGCGCATGGTCTGCGTCCGCACCTTGTCGATGCGGAGTTTCTGCCCCGCCTTCTCGTACATCGCGTTGGCCCATCCGATGTATTCGACGTGCTCGGCAAACACCTTGTCCACGATGGGAAGCAGGCTGTAGCCGTCGTCCATCTCAGCCTGAAAGTTGAACAGGTAGGGCTGTCCATAATCGACGTTCACCCAGCCGAGGATGTGGCCCACCATGCGCGCGTAGTTATCGAGCACGGCAATGAACAGCGAGCCGTGGGGCGTCGCCCAGCGATTGCGCAAGTCCTGCTCGAAGTTCGCGAGCTGCATCTGGTTGAAGCCCAAAAGCTGCTGCGCGAACACGAGGCAGCGGTCGATGTAGCGCGGGAAGTGATACCACGACGACATATCCGAGCAGTCGAGCCGCATGATGCGCTCGGCTACCAGCGGCGCGCTATCGACGTGCCCGTTTACCGATCCGAGAATTGTCTCACTCATCTCTCTCACCTCACGTCGAGGGAATGAACCAGCCCTTAAGCGCGCTTTGCAGCGACGCCTGCGAACTGACCCCGCCTAGAGTAGCACTATGCAGCGCGAGAGCCTTCACGTTGAGCGAGACCGACGCGCCATTGGCGTAGGTCACCGGCGATATTTCCGACATCGACGTGCCGCCGTTGCCGCTCCCTGGAATATCCACGCTGCTGAACGCCCACACATTCGTTCCGTCGCTAACCTCGAAATCAATCGAGTTGCCGGTCGCACCATTCGCAATCGCGCAGAAGTACGACGCCATCAGACGGAAGGGACCGCCGACGCTCGGCGCCGTGAGACTCAACGTGCCGGTCACATTGGTCAGCGCGCTGGTATTCGCCGCCGTTCCCGAAAGATTCTGCGCAGCGTATCCGCCGGCGGGCACGGTGATCGGGCCATTGACGAGTTCGAGATAGGTTCCGTCGTAAATTAGCTCCGTGGTGGCACCGGCTGGAATGTCTCCTGCCGCGAGGTTGACCAACGCGCCCCCGACATTCTTCTTCACCGTGAGAGCGCCCAGCCCGTTAAGGTTGATTGTGTCGCTCCCTTGGCTGGCCGCTCCCGTCCACGTCACGATATACTGCGCGCGATTGACGTAGGCATTGAGTCCCGGTGAGGTCGTACCGGCCCACGCTGCCGCTGTGTTCGTGATGCTGGCGGTGGGAATCACCCCCACAATGCCGGTCACTTCAAGACTGGTGCCATCATAGATAAGGTTGGTAATCGCTCCCGCTGGAATGTCGCCGGGAGCCAGATTGACGAGCGCGCCCCCAACATTTTTCCGCACGTTCAATGCAGTCAGTCCATTAAAAGCAATGGTGTCGTTGCCCTGCGATGCCTGAGTCCAAAGCACACGATATTGGGCAAGTGCTACGTATGCAGTGATGGCGGGACTAAGCGTCCCGCTGAAAGCGCTCCCGCTTCCGCCATTTGTGATGCTGCAAGTAGGGCTGCTAGCCGCATCGGCGTATTGCTTGGTCGCGATGCCAAGCTCGCTGATGGGGTTGGCCTGCACCGTGACGAGGTTGTTCGTATCGATGCCAAAGGGCGCGTTGGCGAACGTGACGGGTGCGGCGCCGCTGAAGCCGAAGAGATTGAGCATCCACGACGTAATGTTGCGGATGCGTGATGCGCCGAGGCCGCCGCCGATTGCTTCGGTATTTTGAGGCACAGTCGGATCGGGAGAAAAACTCATGCTTGAGCCCCCGTAAAAACTATCCAGTAGCCATTGCCACTGTCGGCATAAAGTTCAAACGTGTCGGTCGCGAGAAAGAAGCGCCCGCCCTGTCCGGGCTCCGGCAATTGTGCCGCAGTTCCGACCATCGAGAGGTCGGTAAGCGCCTTGCTTACCGTCGCCCAATCCCGCTGAAGGTTGCGCCGCTGATTCAACAAATAGCGCGGCGTGTCCTTCGTACTCTTCGGAAGAACCGCCTGCTGGCGCTGGCGCGGGAGCCTGTTCATTACGCTCAATTCTGGCCTCTCAAATATCTATCAATCTGCCTGCCTAATTGCTTCTGTTCGGGAGTATAGGGCCACGGTGGTTCGTCCGGTTCCCATTTCTTGAAAAAATCTTGGAAGAGCAGCCCACGAATCCATTCTTGCGCATTCACGCGAGCGTTCCACTTATCGAAAGACTCAGTTGTCCCGTATTGTTGCTTGTCGCGTTCGTACATTCGGCGACTCATCGCTAATTGCTTAGGCGTCATGCTCTTGACCATCTGATTGGTGAACGCCTGATAAGTCGGATCGTTCTCTTGCAATCCGTGAATTGCCTCTAAGGCTACGATAGGGGCCCATGTCGATGGATCATTGATGGCGCGTGGATTGCGCAACTCAACAGTAACGTGCCCAGGCCGGGGATTGTTATCTTCATTGATCGGATAAGTCTCGCTCGTTCCTGTGTCGTTAGTGTCGGGTTTCCCTGCGATGAGAGCCAACGGCATATTCTTAAATCGCGGATATTCGCGTTTCGCCTGCTCCACTGCCGCTGCGTAAGGATCGGGGGTTTGCGCCGGTGTAGGGTTAGGAGGCAACATCCCGAGAGCAGCATGTGGGATTTGCCCCAGCGGTCGTTCCTGTTCTTGCGATTTCAGCAACTCACCCATTATCCGGTTCCGTATTGCCCCCTCGCGTCCTTGAATCCAAATAGCATCCCGCCCGCGAGCCCCGCGCCGCCTTTGCTTTCCGACGACGACAGCGACATCTTCACGAGATTGTTGCGCACGTTGTTGGGATTGGTCGGCCCTGGAAGCGTCGGCTGATTCTGCCAGCCCTCAGCCATGCTGCACGCGAACGCCACCAGTGGCGTGCCAGGGTCATATGGAAAGGTCAGCGTGGTGAACAGCATCGTGACTACTTCGACGCCGCCCGGTTGCATCGCGGCGCCCGCCACCGGCTGAAAGTAGAACTCCGCCCACTGGAATTTGTAGATATTCTCCGGGTCGTAGAGGTAGGTCCACGTCGCGCCCCACGGCACCGGGTATAGATTGTCCCCATCGGCCACGCCGCGAAAAAACGAATCGACCTCGCCATCCGCCGTCCCGATAATCGTGTCGGTGTTGAGCGCAATGGGCGCGTTTTCCCAAGTATACGGCATCGTGTTCCAGGTGTAGGGGCAGTTGATCCAGTTCATGCTGTCGTTTATCTGCCCGTCAAAGGACGCGGTGATTCCTTCGCTGAATTGGTAAAACGGCAGGAAGATTTGCCGCTGGAGGTCGTAGACCGCCGCCTGTGTGGGATCACTGGTGATTGGCGGCGTGGCGGGCGCTCCAACCAGCGCGTTGAGATATGGCTCCGGCGATCCGGCGGTCGTAGTGCTCGAAAAGAAAAACACGATCTGACGCTGCGAGATAATCTCGGCCGCGTGACACTTGGAGGCGTTCGCGCAGTCGAAATTGGCCTGAAGCGCGAAGTCGATTGGCGGGCTGATGGGCGTGACATTCACGCCGTCAAAGCTCTTGATGTATCCCTTGTAGCTCACCCAGTATTGCAGCCCTTCCGCGCGGATGATTGCTGCGGGCGAGGCCGGCCCCGCGAAGCCGTCGGCGGTCTCAAGCCGCTCGGTCGCGAATGCGTTGGCGTCGTCGCCCTCCTGCCCCGACAGGATGAAGATGCTCTGCTGGCCACATACGTCGGCGAGATTCTGGCCGAGCGGCTGGATCGCGACAATCGGATCGTCCTCTGCATCGAGCACGTCGTTGTAGGCGAGCACCGGCCAGCGCGTAAAGTCGCCCGCCGCGCTCCACCTCACCCGATGGAGATAGCGAGTACCGTTCTCGACGGTGTTCACTATCACCATGCGGTTGTCGATTACCGCTATGTCGCGCGCCGGCGGCATGACCATCGTGGTTTCATCGGTGAGGCTGCCCCCCGTGCCGATCGCGATGCCGCTGCTGTTCGCCGTGAAGGTCAGCATCGATGGCGTGGGGACGCCGGTAACAATCCAGGTGCCGTTATAGTCGGATTGGGAATTGCCCGACACGACAATGGTGTCGCCCACCACAATGTTCGTCATGGGCTGCTGAAGCACGATGGTCGCGGTGGTCCCAGATTCAGAAATTTCGAGAATCTGATAAGGCGAGTAATTGACCGGCTGGTACTCGGCAAGGTCGGAGTTCCACGCCACCGGATTCGAGAAGTTATCCACCATCACGACCCATGCGATGCCGCCCTGAAAGAACACGGCAAACTGGCTGGGATCGGTATCCGAACCGTCGAGCGGATACATCGAGTTCGTCACCGCTTCCCACCCGAAGCCCTGCGGGATGGTGTCCCAAGCGTAGGGCATGTTGAGCCAGGTGTAGGGGCAGCTCTCCCACGTCATCCCCGTGCCGGTCAGCGCGAAAAGATCGTGGTCGGTATTGACGACGTACTGGAAATTGCCGTTCTGATCCTGAAAGGAGTAGCCGCCGTTGATCCGCGCGTCGATGGTGTTTGCCGCGCCCTGCAAGGATGAGTAGCCCGAACGAGGATGCAGTAGCCCGTCCTGTCCAATGTAGACATTGACGCCCGCGACGAGCGCGTCAGGCGGCGTGAGATGAGGCGGCTGGTCGGTGCGGTATCCCGAGTTAGGAACGGGGATGGTGATCGCTTGTCCGCGCATCGTCCACCTCAGTACGGATCATGTGAAGGCAAGACATCGAGACCGTAGAAAGGCGACGGATCGTGCGCCTTTTGGGTCAGCGCCCGCTTGCGGTCTGCGTATTCGGCTTTCTCGCGCTCCTCCGTGTAGCGCTTTTCCCACGTTTGCGCGAGAGCAAGCCATTGCGGACCTGCATTCGACGCATACGACGCTTGAGCTGCGTACATCATTGCTTTGGCTTCGAGCACCGCCGAGGCGACTTGAGGCATGTCGGTCGGGTTCACCATCGGGATGGCTTGCGCGCGATATTCTACGACGTAGGGTACAGCCGCCGACGACACGGGCCACATCTCGATTTGCAGCACACCGTTCAGGTAAGGCGCGGATGCCCACGCCAGACAGGGATTACCACCGACCGAGAGTCGTTGCGGGTCTTCCAAATTGATCGTCTCGCGGCTGGTCTTTTCAAGCAGCACCGTATTCCTGACTGCGGTAACTTCGCTCGCATTTGGAATTGGATAGAACGACTGCTGAAGTGTGTAGTTGATCGCGGTTTGCGGAACACCGAGGTAAGGCTGCGCTAGCGTCAGGCTTGTAGCGCTACTCACCGTTGCGACGAATAACGTCGGCCCTGAATTGCCGAAGCGAAGCTGAAAACCATTAAACGCTGAGGTCCATGCTGTGCCGATTCCAGTGACGATCGAGCTGCCGGGCGTGCAAGTAATCGCCCCCGTCGAATATGGAGCTACGGTATAGAGCACTGAATTGGTCAGGCGAAAGGTCCACGGATAGTCCTCCACCTCTTCCGACTGCGCTCGGTTCAAGAGCGATCCAAAATCCGTGTTGATTAACGTAGCCATGCCGACTAATTGCAAATCGGAAATCATCTGTCCGTAGGTCAAAGGCATTTCAGTATCCCGCGAACGTCGCTCCGTACTGGCAGCACATGAATGTCGTCTTGGCCGTATCCACGGTCAGCGTCCCCGGTCCCGTCGTGCTCACCACCAGACAGATACCGCTCAGAAACCCCTCGCCCGCCGTGATGCCCTGATACCCGAATTGACCTTTGTTCGTGGTCACCGGCGGCAAGTCGAGAACGTGGATCAGCTTCGCGCCTGCGATGGGCGTGCTGCCATTGGCCGGTATCGCCAGCGCAGCCGACGATGCGAAGTCGAACACAAACAGCCACTTCTCGGTCGCGCTGGTATTCTGTCCGTCGATGCCGTAAAGCAACGCCTCGCCCGGAATCGCGGAATTGCCCGATCCCGATGGCGTGACGATCAGGTAGTCGGCCAGCGAAGTGGCCGAATCGGTCTGGCTCGAACCAGCCGCAGAGTCAGTCGAGATGACCTTGTTGCCCTGCGCATAGAGGTCGGTGATATTTGCCATTTGCTACGCCATCTTGCGACGATACTTCTTTCCGACATGGCGCCGCTTCAGTCCGCGACCCTGATTATTCTCCGTGTGCAGCATCGCGCGGTTCTTGCCCGCCGCGCCGCCGTGATGATGTACGCTGCGATGTTTCATCTTGCGCCTCTTTCCTTTACGCGCGTTGTTGAGCGCGGCGGCTATCGCCTGCTTAGGCGGATGACCGGACTCTTCCATCTCGCGAATGTTCTCGCCGATGACCGCGCGCGATTTGCCCTTACGAAGCGGCATCAGGCCATCTTCCTCTTGCGCTTATGGCCGAACTTCTTGAACGTCCGCGCGAGCGTCGCGCGCCGCCGCAGCTTCGGATTCTTCGAGTGCGCGGCCTTGGCGAGCTTGCGCGCGGGAATTTTTTCGCCGGGTTTTACGTGAAGCTCCCGATGGAGAGCGCCCGGATGCTTCACCGCATCCTGCATCCATTTCCGCTTCCGAGCCATGTTTACGACGCCTTGGTTGCGCTCGCGGGCGTCGGGGTGGGGGTCGGTGTTGGAATGGGCGGCGGACTGACAACAGCCGTAAGGGCCGCTACGGCGGTGTTGAGCGCGGTAACTTGCGCCTCGACCTGCGGATCGTCCGCATTCACGGTGCCGTTCTGGAAACCTTGCAAAAGGGTAATGGCCGCGTTGATTTCGGTCACTGCCCCGCTTACTGCCGCTTGAAGATCACTGAGTGCTGACATTTCTTTTGCTCCTTGAGCGATGAGCTGGTCGAGTTTAGCCTCGATGCGTTTCCGCCACATACCAAAAACGGGGAGCAGACTGTGCTCCCCGCTCCTTGGGTTCGTTGTCAATGAGACCGCTACGCCAGCTTGCGCGAGCGCTTGCGGCTATGATGACGGATGTGATGACCCTTAGCCATCTTCATCTTCTTTCTGCCTTTACGCATGACTTTTCTCCTTTTGAGGGTGAGCCCCCTCGGTTTAGAATCGAACCTCTAGCCTCGTTTACGCCCTACACCATCGCGCGTTTGCGACTGCGATGCCGCACCATTCGATGCGCAATCCGTCGCTTTTTGAGTTGCCGCTTCTTGGTGTATTTGCGCACATATACCTCCTTTCTTGGATTTAGCGCATCTTCCTCGAACGTAGCCGAGGAATTGACCGTTCCAGTTTATGCTTCCCTACCGCTCTCGCCTTCGTGAACCGCCCCGTTACCAGATTGCGGCGATTCTTGTTCCGCGACCACGGACCCAGTATCCGCGTGTCGGCAACTTCCTTGTAGTGATCCTGCTCCCACTTCGTACCTTCAATCGGGCGATCGGTCGTCGGCGTCTGGATCGCCTCGAAGTCGGGAACCGCCGCTGTCGCCTTTCGCGCCATCAGACACCTATGAACGCTGCCGCGAACGTGACTCCCGACAGATCGGTCGATGCCGTCACCTCCACGAGAGCGTCCGCGCCTCCCGTACTAGACGCAGCCGTGAACGCCTGAATCGTATAAGTCGGCGCGTTCGCCACATTGAGCAAGTACAGCCAGAAGGTCGTCTGCGGCGACTTGCCGGTCATCACGATCATCGCGTCGATGACCGAGCCGAATCCGATTTGCTGCGGCGTGATGGTGTCGCCACCAGCCGCGTAGCTGTTCGACAGCGTTACGTCATACCCGAAAACCATGTATTTCTGGCCGAGGTTCTGGGGGATCGGGCCGTAGGCCGGCGATGTGATCGTGACAGAGCCCATCTTACTGGACCTCTACCAGGCACTCGGTTGCGCCCGCGGCGTACAGGTTGAAAGTGACCGTTCCGCTTGAATAGGTGATCGATGACAGGTCCGGTGTCACCAGCGCGCCGATGACTCCCGCCGCGTGCGGGAAGCACTTGATGCTGGTCGGCTTCCAACTGGCGCTATCGGGATCGACGCTGCCGTAGGCCGGAGGAATCGGAAGCGTGATGGCGTTCACCCCGTTGACGAGTCCATCGATGTCGTACACCAGCGCGGCGACTGCGGGAGACTTTCCGGTGAACGTGACAGTTATAGCCATGTCTTTTCCTCGTTATTTCTCCGCTTCCAGTTTTCCGCCGCACTCGTTAAGACGCCTGATGAAGCGTTCATACGAGGGGATGTCCATTTGAAATTCCTGATGGCCGCCGCTCATTTCCTCGAACGACCGCTTGCAATCCGCCGACATCTTCTCCATGTGCAGGCCGTAGCGCGGAATCTTCGCCTCGCGCACTTCCGCACGGCTGGATAGCTGCCACGCGCTGACTCCGAGAGCCAGCCCCAGGGCAAGCACGATGCCGATTGAAGTGAGCCGCCGCATTACGGATATAGCCTCACCGATAGCGAGATGGCGGTCGGCGTATGAGTGTTGGTCGGATCGCCGTTCACCACCTGACAGATAACCGTGTTGGTGCCGGGCACGCACTGCGTCGCGATGCCAACCTGCCAAGTCGCCGGATAGGTCTGCGGCGTGCAGGAGCAGGGCGTATTCGCGTTCGCCCCCGGAACCGACAGCGTAGTCTGTGCCTGCGTCGCACCCGGCGCGATGACGGTGCCCGCCGAACTCTGCACGTTGGCATAGAGATTGGTCAGCGGCAGATTGTCGAAGCACACTCCGGTCGGCGTGACGTTGTAATTGGTCCCGTCGTAGTACAGTTTGCAGACGGTGTAGGAATTTGCCGCAGTCGGAATGGTGCTCGGCATTCCTTTCAAGGTCGATGGCCCCGTGAAGGTGCGGCTACCGCTCCCGTCCTGCTCGATGATCAATGTCTCATAGTTGCCCGTAATGCCGCCCGTCAGCGCGCCCATCGTGGTGTTGCCAGTCATCAAATCGATGATGACACCGGGTACGTTGGTGCTGGTCGGAAATGCGGCGGGTGATGGCGTCGAGCCGGTCACGTTCTGCACGTTGCTGGGGATGCTCGCGCCAGACGGCCACGGCACCGCTGCGTAAACGGCGGCAACCGAGAGCGCGACCAAAGCGAGAGCGCCAATCAACGGTCCAAATAGATATGTCCTTGACTTCATTGGTTATCCCTTCTCGTCAGGTCACGTTCTGGAGCTGAAAATTATACCTCGGTCCAACGCAGATGAAGTTGCCGTAGCTAATCATCTGGTCCAATGTCATGTCTTGGTTCGCGACCGGGAAGCCCGTGTCGGTGAACCCGTACTGAGTCGAGCGCCGCGTGAACGCATTGCCCGACAGGAACCACATCTGAAGCATCTTCGTATTCAAGCCCCAGACCGTTCCAGCGGTTACGTTGTCGTCGTACACCACTTCGGCGCCATTGAACCGGATGGTCTGGAAGCCCACGTCGCGCAGCGGGCCGGATGCGTTGCGATCCGCGCCTTCGACGTGGTCCCACAATTTGCCGAACAGCGTGCGTGTGGTGACGATGAGATCCACCATGTATTTGTTGAAGGCGGTCTGCACGTAAGCGGCTTCCAGAATGGCCTTGCTCATCGGGCCGCCGGTCGCATTCAAATAGCCGTTGATCGCGTTGCCGGGGTCGCCCGCCGTCGAGGATCGCGTGATGCCACCGTAAGTCGAATAGTTCGACGAAGTATTGATCGCTTCGAGCAGGCCGTCCCAATCCAGCGAGCTGTTGCCGGTGCCGTCACCCTGAATCATTACGTCGAGCTTGGTCGCGTGCGACTGGAAAGCCGCCTCGCCGAGTTTCTCGACATAGTCGATCAACTTGGTTTCGGGGCCACCAGCCAACTTGGCGAGCGAGAGGCCATCGAGATTGATGGGTGTCCAGACCTGCTTCCACTGAAAAATCAGGTCGGTAACGATTTGCACGATCGAGGTGTCGGCGGTCGCGCCTGGTCCATAGGACTCGGTGACCGGCGCGTTATACAGGATGGTCGATGCGATTTCGCGTCCGCCCTCGAACCGGATGACTGTGCCCTCGCCACCATCATTGAGATAGAGCTTCTCGAATAATGGAATAACTCCGAAAAAATCGTCCGTTACGAAGTCTCTGAGTTTCGACTGCCAGACGGACACTGCGATATTCGAAAGGAGTACGGTTTCGGAAGGTAGACTCATCGTGATCTCCTAATTGAGTAGTCCTTTCTCTCGCAGTCCCGAGATGATCTGATCCGTGGTGACACGCCCGCTGTCACGCTTCCCGCCCCGCATCATGCGCGCGAGCGGCGAGCCGGTCGGCAAAATCTTCTCCGCCTTTTCTTTCTCGGCCTTGAGTTTGTGATCTGCGATGATTTCGGCGGCGCGCTTCTCGGCTTTCACCTCGATTTGCGCGGGCGTGAGGAACTCATCGAGCGCAGCCTTCAGCGGATTGTTGTGGCCCTGAGCTGCGTAGGTCGCCATCTTCGGGAGAATGTCGCGAAGCTTGAGCGAGGGGTTTTCCTGAAGCGCCGCCTGAATTTCCAACACAGTGTTGATCATGTTGGTGGACGTGCCCTGCGCGCCCTGAATCGCCTCGCCGTAAGTCTTTTCCTTAGCCGCAACGATCTCGTCGATGATGCCGCGCACTCGTTTTTCCATGCGGCTGGCCTGCTCGCGCGGCGCAAGATCGTCGTAACCATCAAGCCAGTCGGACGCGCCGGTCCCGGCATCCGCGCCCTGCTCCCGCACCTGTTTTTTCTCGGCGGGCGTCAAATCTTTGATGTCACGCGCGTACAGCATGCCCTTCTCGTCCGCGACGATGACCTTGCCCTGCTTGAGCGCGGCGGTCACGTTCTCGAAGGTCTTCATGCGCTGTTCGACTTCTTCCCGCTTACCAAACTTGCTCCACGACTCGACCTCGCCAGCGCGGGTCTTGATGTCGTCGTAGTCCTTGTATTTGTCGGTGTAGTAGCGGGCGACCTCTTCGGGAGGCTTGCCCGCTAACTCGTCGGGCAGTTTGAAAGCGGGGGGATCGGGCTTCTTGTCGGGATCGACTCCGCCCGATGGCGGGTGCGCGAGAAGGAACAGGCGCTTGGCCTCGGCGTAGCTTTGCATCAGCGGCTCCTCCGCGACTTGCCGCTGCCCATGTCGCGCTTCTTGATGCGACCGATGACGGGCGAACGCGTGCCGCCGCCCATGATGCGCGTGTGTCCCTGCTTCACCCCAGGAACAATGGATCGCTTAAGTGCCATATCGTTTTTCTCCAAAAGAAAAGGCCCCGACCGGCTGTGCCGATGGGGGCCTCACGCTCATCCCTGCGAGATAGTTAATTCAAGCGCTTATAGGATTTGGTGCCTTGTTGTCAAGCGATGTGCTCACGCAGAGCATTCGATGTGCGATGAAATACTCCCACGCGCGCCCGCGCTGGTACTTCCATTTGCGGTAATTATTGCGGGAGGGAAACACACCGGACAGTTCGCACACGCGGCGAAAAAGCAAGTCCGACTGGGCCTGCTGCCGATTGGTCAACCGATTAGCCAATGGTTCCAATTGGACCTCCCCCGCCCGGACCTACCTGCATTTGAAGCGCCTTCGCGAGCAGCGCGACCAGATCGTCACTCCCGCTCGGCTGCTGCGCTGATTTGGCCGCGAGCATGGATGCCATTTGCGGCGCGATCGTCATGCCGGGATTGCGCGCCGCGTCCAGCCTCACGCCCCCGTGATGCGCGCGATTGGGGTCCGCCGTCCCCGGCTGCCCCAACTTCAGGAGCTTGCTGACCGAATTGGTCGCCTTGTCGAGTCCGGCTCCCGCGAGAAACGAGAGCAGCAGGAACATGCCCGACATCGGACCTTGGGGTTTGGGCGCGGGACGCGGCGGCATCGCGGGCGGGGCGCCCTGCTGCGGCGGCGGCATCGCGCCTTGAATCTGACCGATTGGAAAGCCAGCCACGATTTACTCCTTTTTCTCCTCGACTTCAGGTTCGGGCTTCCACTCCTTGTATCCGAGCGCCGTGAAGCCCCGCAAGATATCGTCGCGATAGGTATCGTAACCGCCCTTCTCTTTCACTACATCGGCCCGCGCGTTGTAGAGATAGAGATCGATGCCTGCTGTCGCGTGACTAAGATTCCATCCCTGAATTTGCCGCGACGCCGCGAGCGAAGTGGCAAGTAACGCAGCTTGTTTCAAGCCATTTTCCTTATCGCAAATTACGGTAAGAGTCATTTTTTCTTGCCCTTCTTTTGTTCTTCCGGCGGCGGCATCAGACCCAACGCCATCAGTTCCTTGAACTCAGCCGCAGCCTCTTGGAATTTCTCATTGGGATTGTCGTAGCCGGCCTCGCGAAGCACTTCTGACGGAGGCAATATGTGCTGCTGCACGAGCGCCCCTTTGAGCGCCGCGCGCTGCTGCCGCGTGGTCGAGAGCGAGCTATATGGCACTATGCGAAAAGAGAAATCCTTCCATGCACCTTTGATGCTGAACAGAATCGCGTCCGCGAGATGTTCCTCGCCCAGCGCCTCGTCCTTCTTTTCGTTTTCCTCAACCGCGCGTTTGACCCCCAGCGCGATGATTTCCGAAAGAAGCTTCTGCCGCTCGAAGCGATACTTCAGAAACTCCATTCCACCGCCGTAGTAAGTCAGCATGCGGTCATCGTCGTAGAACTGGAAGATACGCGAGATGATTTTCTGGCCGACGCGCTCAAGCAATTCTTCGAGGCGGCGCGCCTGCGCCTTCACGATGAGCTGCGCGGCATCCTGCAAGCCTTCGAGTTGCGTGCCACTGCGCAATTCCACGCGACCGCGCCCCTCCATGCCGGGATCGGTGAGACCGGCCTGCTGGAAAATAACCTGCTGGATGAGCTGCATCAGCGGAATGGCCTGTTCGAGCAGCGGACCCGCCGTGCGGGTCACATCGCGTCCGCCGCCTTTTTCGAGGACCATCTGCTCCGCGTCGCGAAGAGCCTGAATAGTATCCGCATCCAATGCGCCACGATCCGCAACAATCCAAGGATAGCCATTCCGGATAAAAGACTTGATAAGCAAATTGCCGCTACGATTGAAGGCGTTCCCAAGAAATTGAAGAGCTTCAATTTCAGAACGCCCCCAAGGATGATCTGGGTCAGGATGATTATCGAACAAATCAAGATCGCAAAGTCCGTCAAAGTACGGATTCTGGTCCTCGTCCTCACCGTCATTGAGGATGACGTCATCTTCAGCACGGAGCAGATACCTCCCGTTAGGGTATTTTGGCAGGCCGTCGTCAGTCATAGCGGGGTCGAACAGAAAGTACTCGCGCAGCGACGAGCGCGGCACCGCATCCTTTACCTTGTCACTCGCGCCCCGAAAGATGTTGCGGATGTTCCAGATACCCGACTTATTGCGCGCCTCCGGCTCCGAAGGCTTCACCCGCGTGTCGCCGGTTAGATGCTCCGCCTTGCCCGGATACTTTCGTTGCAAGAGGCCAGTGGGCACCACGGAATCGCACCGCACATACTGGCCTGAATTGATGTCGGATGCGTTGATGACGGCGGGATCGATCGCGAGATTGCGCGGGTCCCACGCCATCAGCGTAATTTCTCCGAAACCGTAGGCGTAAGACGGGTCCCAGCGCGTGCGGAAACCGCCACAACCGAAAATGCCCGAAAGCGTGAGGAGCATTTCCAGCGCCACGGGAAACTGTTGTTGATCCCACACGCCCTTGGTCGCGGCCTTCAAGATGATGCCGGTCGCGTCGAGACCGTAGCGGCGCGGCTGAATGTCGAGGATGGGCTTGCCTTCAGAAAGCAGCGAGATTTTGCGCTGGATAGCGGACTGAAGAATGTCGGCGTGAAAGATAGGGTCGGGGCGCGCGGGCGACTGTGGCTCGCGGCCCTGCCACTTGCGAATATCCGAGTCCCACTTCCGGCCTACCGCATCACGCGCGCTCTTACCCTCACCGTCGATCTGATCAAGCTTGCGGATCATCTCGGGACTGCCCGAATCGGCAGGGAGATGACTCGTAAAACTACCCTTCTTGGTAGTGATTATTTCGGCGGATGCGGCGGCCACTTAATTACCTGCCGAACTCCTGGTTAAGCCCGCGCGACGGCGGCTGTTGCGGCAGCGTAGGCTGCTCTGGCGTGATCGGGCGCTGCGGAAATCGCTTCCGACGCGCCGCCTCGACGCGATCGTCCTCTTCCTGCTTCGCCTTGCGCTGCTCGTTGAACGCAAGCGTCCCGCATTCATTTGAATGATAACGCTGACCGGGATACGCCGGCATGAAGGTCTGACCGCACGGTTTCCACTCGCACTGTTTTTCAGTGACGCGACCGCCGCCTACCTCAAAATACGGATGCCGCGCGACGTTGAGATGCTGGCCGTTTTCGAGTACGCGGGCGAGTTGCGATCCGAGCCACTTCCATTCGTCCATGCCCGTCTCGACCTTGGCCGCTTCGATGAGGCGTTCCCAACGCGGATCGAGTTTGGCGACTTGCGCGAGCAGGGTCTTGGCGCAGAACTGCGTGAGAAGTTCCCACTCGGTGCTGTCGAGGGTCGCGACATCGATGCTCGCAAGCGTTTCGAGAAGGTCGGGTTTCGGCTCGGTCGGGTCGATCGTGAACTCACCAGTCGCTTTCTTTGGCATGTCCCAAACTCCGTTGATATAAGCGTTGTATGCGTTTTTCGTCCGTCTTGTCGAGTGGCTCCATGAAGCTGATGTCGAACGCATCGGTGTTTTTCGGTCTGAGCGCGATGTTCGTCTCCTCAGTCAGCCCCACCGTTTCGTCGTCGCTTGCGATCAGTGAAATCATCCAGCTCATCGGGCGGTCATCGTGACCCTGACTCGCGCCGTAACTCCAATCTTCGCCCGACGGCCATCGCACGAAGTTGCTCAAATCGTGCAGCAACCACCGCGAGTTGATGACCACCTCATCGCGATTGAATTTGGCTTGCGTCATAGTGACCATCAGCCGCTTGGAATCGCGCTGGGTTTTCCATCCCGTGATTTTAGTCACCTTCGGGAACGCGCCGCCGCGGTTGCGCCAGAAGTACAAATAGGGATAATTCTTGCGCTGAAGAAACTGGTTGACTGAAATGCCTTCGGCGTTGAACTCGATGGCGACTTGCGCCCAGTTGTAGCAGGCTCCCCACCAGAAGATTTCGTCGGCAAGGTCCACGATGTCAGCTTGCAGATGAATCTCGGCCACCTGCTTGTTGGAAAATCGCTCGATGATTTCCAATACCGACCAGTCGCCACCCTCGATGCCGGCCGAAACGTCCACCCCGATGTCGTAGAACTTGCCTTTTTCGGGCAGTCCCCACACCGCACGGTATTCCGATTCGAGACCAAACTGATCCTGTGACGATTCGGCGGGAAGCGAACCGGGCGCGCCGCGCATACGCATGAGCTTCGGTTCGGGCGCGCTCTGCTGCATCTTCAACAGCTTGCCGCGATTGAACACGAAAGCATCGAAGCTGATCCACGCTGAGTTGTGGACAAGGATACCGTGCGCGTCGAAGAGATGAGGTTCTTCGAGTTCGAGATCGTAGGTTACTGCGGAGCCACACGGTTCCACGCTTACTACTTCATCGATGCCACGTTGGGGGATGGCGTTGCGTCCTTGACGTTTTTTTGCGATCGCGAATGAAGATGACTTACGCTGACCGACAAACCCGATCCGCTCGCCAAACAGGCTCGTCGCAACCGCATGCAGCGTGAGTTCGTTGCAAACATAGGAATGACCCTTGCCATCTTTTGATCGTTCGGGGCTGACTTCTTTAGTTCCTGATGTCAACGTAGATTCGATACCGAAGCCGAGCAGCAGCAGTTGAATTTCTTCCAAAAAATGCCGGTATTTGGAGAACAGAAGAATCGAGCGCGCTTTTCGCTTGCATGCATCGGCCTCAAATAAGCCACGTAAAAATTCGCGGATAACCGCTTCGGGAGAACGCCAGATACATTCAGGGACGCACACTTTGCGATGCGGGGCTGCTGGCGAATAGATACCGAGGCGCTTCGCTAATGTTAGAAACGAAGTACTGCTCGTCCGTACCTCAGTTCCACCGCGATTCGTTCCTACTGCGCGCACTTGTGGTTGGCGACCGAAAAATGAAGTGAGCAAGTCCGAGACATCTTTGACGACATCGGTGTCCCGCGCGTCACAGCAGATGGAAATATTGGATGCTCCGTTCTTGTTTCCTTTTCCGACAGCCAAACTACCATCGCCCATGAAATAGCCCAAAAATCGCGCGAAAGATTTTCGGATTTGAAGATGAGACTCGATGCCAAAATCTTCATCCCATCTGACGACGCATGGAGCATTCGCAAATTGCGGGCGACCTAATTTAACATGATGGCCGATTGCATCCTGAAGACGAACTTCGCCTTCCAATGTCGGCAAAGGATGTTCTCCCGTCGCGCGCACGCTGTATCCGCGTTTCGTCGTCAATTTATAAATCAGTTTGTTGCCTTTTTCTCCCGTTTGTACGACGCGTCCCATCGTCGTAACATCGCCCTCTCGGACCTCTTCGATTGGAATCAAGCCTCTTGCTGTCCCAACTCTTTCACCACTGGCGATGCACTCGTAGTCGAGCGGGTATTCCTGATTGAAAAGTTCGGCGCCGTTGGTCGCGAGACCGGCCAGCTCAAACTCGCGAATCTTTTCCTGCCGCCATTTGAGTTGGCGATGAGTGATCGCGACTGGCGGCACTCCGTCTTTTTTCTGGCCTTTAGCCGCGAGGCGGATGATCCGCCGTTCTTCGGCGTCGGGTTTGAATACCTCACCCTTCGCGAGCGGAAGCTGATATTCGGGATCGTAATACCAAGGTGAGAACACCCAGAAATAGCGCGACTTGCCGGAGCGCGCCTCGTCGCAGCCCTGTCGGAACCAGTCACCGAGAACATAGGCGGTCGATTCATCGAGGTGATAGGTGCCGGGGAGGTCATGCAGCATCGGAATAAAAGATGCGGCGAGTTCGTGGATGGTCTCCGATGGATACTTGGCCGCTTCGGAGGTATGGAGGCCGTGGCGAGTCTGTCCGGTGCCGGGGAACTTCTTTGAGGCATCCACGAAGTCCATGCGCGAACGAAGTCCGGGGTTGTCAAAACGTGAGCGCTGGTCAGGATTCTCGAATGCGAGTTCCGCCTTCGATGAATAGCGAATCATCGGCTTGAAAGACGGCTCGACGTGATCGTAATAGTGACGCGCGATCGCGAAAATGCGGCCCGTGGTGTCGCCATCCTGCGCCATGAGCAAGCTGTCGAAATTGGGCGTGGTGCTCGCCTTCCAATACATGATGCCTTGCGTACAGGTAGACGAACCCTGCTGGCGGCCCTTGAGCACGCGCCCGCGCACATAGCCCTGCGATTTGAGCTGCTCTCTTACCTTGGCCCAGATCATGGTCTGAACCGGCTTGACTGAGAGGTCGAGCGGGAGCACCTGACCGGGGCTCGCCCCTTTAATGCGAAGTTGTTCTAGGGCGAATCGGGCAAAGTCGCGCTTGTAAAGTTCAAACTTAACGGCAAGTGCGAGTTGCGCGCGGTCATGCGTCGTTTCGATCATCGCTTGCCTTGGCGACCTTCTCGAAATCGGTTGGGAGATGGAGCTTGGAGCCGGGGCCGCCGGTCGCCACCTCGCGTAGCCGCGTTACAACACCGGGACCGCGCTTCGGCTCCGACGTAAGGCCATCGATGCGGCCCGCGAGGCGCGAGAGCCAAATGAGCAGGATGATGTCAAGGACGAGCAGGATGAGACCGCCGATTTCAATTTGGATCATACTCTAGAAGGCGAGCGCGGCCAGTTTCTTTATGGCCGAACGTGGTATGCGGATAATGCCGCTCGCCTGCATATCGTCTTCCCCAATGTCGCCCAGATTTGGAGCAATCGCAACCGCTTGCTTAGTTTCAGCTATCAGGAATCCGACCGATATACAGTTTACGATTTGTGGAAGCTCGTAGTCAGAAATCCACTGCCACGCTGCGATGGGACGCGCGCTATCTTCCCATTCGACTTTGACAAGCCGATAGGGTAGTTTGGAGCGTTTCGCGGCCAACTATCTCCTTCGCCGGCAGCGCCGCGTCCGGCACCGCCCGCTACACGTCTTGGCCCACCGATGCTTGCTGTCTACCTCGAAGTCATCTCCGCACACCACGCAGGTTCTCAGTGTCGCATCCCCGCCTGCGCTATCTGCTGCTTGCGCAGCTCCGTGAGACTGAGCAGCAACGCCGTCAGTACCACCCGGTTGTCTATCACCGCGAAATTCCAATGTACCACCGCGAACTCAGTGAGCAGCGCGTTGACCTTTTCGCAGGTCTCTTCAGGGGTCGCTCCGCTCACGGTGCGAAATGCGTTTATTACGGGTTTTCCGTTCGGGCTCTCCATGCTTCTCCTCGATGCGGGTCGCGGTCGTTTCTATCGCCACAGGTTGCGCAAGACTCAGGAATCTTTCCAATTCCTCATCCGGCACCTTGCTCAAATCAGGCAGGCTTTCCGATGTGCCGTTGGCGATGTTGATGTTCACGTCGCCCGCCGCGAGGCCAGTGACGCGCGCCGTCTCACGCAGCACGCGGAGCAGAAATTCGGGATGGCCGTGACTCATCGCGGCCGACGTGAGCCGGTTGAAGCCTTCCAGCGTGTCCCGGCGCAGCTTGCGTTCGAGGTCGCGGTCGGTGCAGCCCTTGTACTCGTCGAGTTGAACGAGCTGGTCGTAGCGCTCGCGCAGGCGCCGCGTCCAGCCTTCCGGCGAGCGCGGAATGCGCCGTGCCTTCCGCTCCCTGGGAATGGGCGGGGTATCGCCATTAAGTTCGGTCATGGCTCAATCTTCACGTCGTAATACGGGCGGAAGCGCGAGGCCACCGCACCGTGATTGGCGTCTGTGATCGTCAGAATTATCGCCCGCGAATTGTCTAACGGCCATTCCAATGCGGTTGCAAGATTGTCTATGAACACCTTCTGCGCGATCCACGACATAGCCACCGCCTCATCCTTGTTTTTCGCGCTCACTCGCAGCTTCATTGCTTCATTCCCTGATTAGCCTTCTGGATTGCGCTGCCGAGGCTGAACGCTCCCGCGAGCTTGCGATCGTAGTCGCTCTCGCGGCGCGAGTCTCTGAAGTCGGCGGGTCCGCACGGCACGTCGAAGTTGATCGATACGGGACTCATTATGCGATGCGCGCGGGCCTGACACTGGTTGCACTTCCGCGTGGTCGCCGCTCCCAGCGGTTCCCATTCCTCGAAGGTGTGGTCGTTGTTGCATTCGTACTGGTAGATCGGCATCTGGCGCGTCCTTATAGAGAATTAGCGAGACCCAACCTTTCTGAGTACCGGGCACGGGAGTCGGCGTCGGCACCGGCGTCATGGTCGGCACCGGACTCATCGTGGCGGTTGCCGTGGCCGTGGCTGTAGCAGTCGGGGTCGGCGTGGGCGTCGGCGTCGCGGTCGGAGTTGGGGTCGCGGTTGCCGTGGATGTAGGTGTCGGGGTTGCAGTCGGTGTCGGCGTCATGGTCGTCGTGGCGGTTGGAGTGGGGGTGGGTGTAGCAGTTGCGGTAGCTGTCGGAGTCGGGGTACGCGTGGCTGTGGCGGTCGGAGTGGGAGTTGCTGTGGGCGTCGGCGTGGGCGTCGCGGTCGCTGTGGCGGTTTGCCCCTGCGGAAACTCGTTGAAGAAAAAGCTCTGCCCTTCCTGCGCGCTCGCCCGCCAGACCAACGCGAACATCGCGAGCAGCGTCAACGCTATGATGATGCGATAAGGTTTCACGCATTGCTCATTGGGACTGAATCTGCGAGGTTGCGGTCCCGAACGTGGCTTGGCCGATCAGCTGCACGTAGATGATTTGCTGTCCGACAATCAGGTCGCATCCTATTAAGCCAGTGCTCGAATTGACCGGCACGTTCTTGTAGGCCGTCGAGTTGACGTTGAGTTGGACGGTCGAAGGAAACGGTCCGCTCGGTTCGCCAGACGATTGCGGCGGTCCTATAGAGATGCCGGTGCAAACGATGTCATTGGCTGTCACGGTGAAGTTCTGGCCGCAGGTGGTCGGTTGCACAAGGCTGTAGGTAGGCGCGGGCCCGAACTCTTGAAAACAAAGCTCGCCTAGAATGGGCGTTGGCGCGGGCGTCGCTATAACCGTGACGCCAACAAAGGCGGATGGTGTGCTCGCGGGAGTAGGCCATGAATAAGAGGACGCATGAACAACCGCCGCGAGAGCGAGAAGAAATAGCGCGCTAATTGCCCATTTCATCTTTAGCTACCTATGCAGATATAGCCGATGTCTGTCGCGGTAAGGCTGCTGAAATCGACCACCGCCGTCGTTGTTGAAATCGCGCCGGTGCTAAAGGTTAATGGCGTGGCATCAGCGTTGTTATCGTAGAACACGCAATCTGGCGCGGCATGGAAGGCGCCCGACGCGGAAAAGGTCACAGTGCAGGTGGTCGCCGCCGCAGTTTGGGTCGTGAAGTGACCGTGGGTATTGGTGCCGGTTATTGCGCTCGCGCCCGAACCGTTGCAGCCCGCCGTGAGAGTCGGAGCCGTGCCGCCATAGGATTGCAGGACACCGCCGCCAGTGGGGCCAATTGCGCCAGTGGTTGAAGTAATTGGCGTGGTGGTCGTTCCCGAACCACTACTAGACGTTGTGAAGTAAGTTGTGCCGCCTGACTGAAGGTTGACGCTTGCACTCGCCGCATTAACGTTGGTGGTCGCACTGTTACCTTCAAGTGTGTAATTAGTAATACTAGTGCTGACAGGCGCAATGCCTAGCCACAAACCAGCATCTAAGGTCGTAAAACCCGGCACCGGACCCATCACTGAAGTAGACGCGGCGGTTCCCTCAGTCACTACCAGATAAGGGGCAGACGTGGCCGTTCCGGATAATCTCACAGAACCTGTTAGATCGCCAATATTGGCGGTGAACGTGGTCAGCGTGTTACCAGCATCTGCGACATCACAAGCTACTCCCGAAGTAGTCGTACAAGAACCAACCAGAAACGTACTCGTTCCGCTCGGCACAGCAGATACAAGCTTGCGCAGGAGATAATAAATCATCGTACCAGTCTGACCACCGCAGGACATCGTGCCCGTGGTGCCCGTGGTGCCGGTACCCGCTGAGGGGATCGTGGTGCCGACACCTCCCGTCGTCGCGTTCACGTCACCAGCGACGCAGAAATAGTAATCTGTTGTGCCGCCGGTAAAGCCCGACACGATAGACGGGGCCGACGGTGTTCCAATAGCCGTCACAAAGCTAGAGCCAGTCTGAGCGATGCCGCCGTTGACGGTGATTCCGCTGACACCGCCAGTCTCCTGCGTCACCAATTCCCACGTATCGGTTGTCGCGACCGCATCGTGAACCCAAATCTGATGTAGCACGTTCACCGCGCCAGATGCCGCGCCAGTCGGAGCCGCGAGCAGCACACCGCCATTCGAGATAATCTTGACCTGCGAACTCGCCCCTGCGTTGACCGTCAACGTGTAGGACTGACTCGCCGCTTGGGTGAATCGCAAATCAATGATGTCGTAGTCCAGACAGTTACTCGACGCCGCCGGAAGCGTGACTGTCGTGTTTCCTTGTGCCGTCCCTAGAAATACGTCTGAGGAGGTATAGCTGCCCGACGTATTGGTACAAGTTGCGGTCAGTGTGGTGCTGCCGTTAAAGAAGCTGGCATGGTAATACTGCGCATGCGCCAGCCTTGGCAGCGCCATCATCAGGAAAAACAGAATCGAAAGAATTCGTTTCATAAAATCTCCAAGGTCACTCAGCAAAGGGCCAGCAACCACAGCGCGATGAGGGGGATGCGCTTCACGCACCCACCAGCGCGATGGCGTAGAAGAGGCGTGTCATCGGCTGATCCCTATCCCGAACGCGATGTCCGCGCCGCTCACCGTCCCCGGCGCATCAATCTCAAACCTCTGGCCGATCGCGCACGTCGTCGCCGTCGCTGTCCCCAGCGTCACCCCGCATGAGGTCGAGAGCGTAATCGTCCCGACCGTGGCGCCGTTTATCTTCACCGTATAGATGTCCTGCTCGCTCGGGTTGCTGCCGCATGTCACCTGACTGGTGGGCAGCAGAAAATTGGTCGGCACCGTAACTGGATACACACAGGTGAACGCCTCTTTCTGGCTGGCGCCCGGCGTCCCGATGAAATCAAAGGTCGCCATCAGCGGCCCCCCACCAGCCGGGATGACGATGCCCGCCCGTGCATTTGGGGCCAAAGCCGCGAGCAGCGCGACCAGATAAATCAGCTTCCTCATGCCACCCTCCGATGCGGCAGCCTTATCTTGGCTCCGCGCATCACCGGACTTTTCCTCAGTTTTATCGCGGGCCCTCCACTCAGTATCCGCTCGCGCAACGCCTGCGCATCCACCCCGATGACCTCGCACACAAACAAAAAGCTTCCCGGCTCCCGGCTGTAGCTCTCCACCCACGCGCGGTCCGCCTTGCGCTGCCGGTCCATCTGCCCGTTCTTTGCCGTTGACTGCATACACCATAGCGCATCGCGCAGCACCGCGTACCAGAACGCCTTTATAGGCGGCATTCGCGAGGGCCGCAACAGGTCCGCGTACTGCTCCGGCATCAGAAATTCTTCGTAGTCCATCTATGCCATCGGACAGTCGGGGAAGTGCTTGGCCGTCCTCTCGCCGCAAGTGCAGGGGGACGAAAACACCTTCTCTCTGATCAGGTCGCGCATTGCCGGATTGTACATTACGCGCTCGGTAGGGTTGAATCTGGATTTCTGGCAAGCGCATTTGCTCGCGTCAGTATCGTGCAAGCCATGAAATTCTAAATTGTGGTCCGGCGGAGGTGGTTCGGGTTTGCGAACAAACGACGCGAGTTGTTTGACTGCCTGGATGGCCCCGGGTACGCAACCCTTACCGTGTGCGCCACATTCCAGCTCGTCCATGTTCAAAAGGTGGTTGCGTTCAGCGAGAAGCCGATCTGTGACATGCTCGTCTGCATTTAGCTCCGCCGCGAGCGCATCCCACGCCCGCCGATATGCATCCGACGCGGATGCCCACTCCGGCTCGCGTCCCCGCAACTCGCCAGTCAGATTCATTAAATAGCGAAAATGCAACTGCTCCCCTGTCATAACCGCTCCCTACGTTAGCCGCGTTACACACACTATGCGCGATGTTCCTGCGGTTGACAAGCTCAGACCTTTCGTCGCGCCCGGGGCGCAAGCCCCCCATCGACCTTCGGCATCTCCGGTTTCCAGTTAGGCCATCGTTTAGGATGCTTAAGCATGAGCGCTTCAACTAACGTGCGCTCAATTAGCTGGCGTTGCTTCTTGAGACGGTCTATGCGGCGACGGAGACGGAGTTGTTCGGGGGACCAGAAGCGCCGGCGCTGGGTGGAACGGGTGAGCATGTACAGGATGCGCGCGTTGCGCTCGGATGCCCACAAGACAAAGAGTTTACCGGCGATGTCTTTGCGTTTACGCGCGGCCGCGATGGCGGGTGCGGGTATCTCGATACGCTTAGCTCGCCAGACGCGCCAGGGACGCGAGAGTTGATCGAACTCAGCTAGCGGTTGAGGAACGAACGCATAGTTGTGGGCATGATGAGTATCGCCTACGCGATGAGCGGTGAACCAGCCAACCGTGCGAGGGATGGGGCGAGAGACGAGAGAGGCTGGAACGCCAAGAGCGGGTATGTCCATCCCGCATGAGGTACGCATGACAGGAGTGGTATCGCATATGACGATTGAGCGCTAGTTGGTTTGGGGTTTAGCGAGGGTTGGAGTGGCATTTCCCGCATCGCGGCAATCCTTGTCGGGGTCGATGAGGTCGGTGGGGCGCTTGTCTGCTTTGCGCTTGCGTTCCCTGGCGTCAACGGCGCGCTTG